CCAAGAAGTTTTACCAATTCTGGTATAGAATACTCGTAATAATCAATCATAATTCATTGTTTTAATTTATACTACAATATAAGTTAGGCGAATAATATGGCTATATATTATATTCCACTTATATTTATAAATGCAAAAATACTCATTTCTTTTCAAAATTCATCAATTAGCTTGAAGAAAATCTGATTTTTGCATTCTTTTTAACCTTTTTACAAGGGAAAAACTCAAAAGTAACAAAAAAGCGACCCGAAGGTCGCTCGTTATAAAGAAAAGGATTTACTTATCCTTCTTGGTCTTAGTTCTCTGAGATACTGGAGTTTCCTCCTTCTCTTCTGCTTCATAGAACTTGGTTGCCACGAGTATTACTCGGCTATGCTTGACACCTTCTGCATCCTGCCATTCCTCTGGCTTGAAGTAGCCCTCTACAGTAAGGAGTGCTCCCTTGACCAAGCGGTCGAATGACGAGGTGTTCTCGTTCTTGCGCCATGCCTCTACATTCATGAAGGCTGAGGTGCGTGTGTTTTCTTCACCGTTCTTCTCGATTCGGCTGATAGCCAGTGAGAAGCGAGCTACGCTTGCGGTTGAGAACTGATGGATGCTTGCATCCTTACCTACGAAACCTGTTACTGCGAAAGTATTTTCCATCTTTTTCATAATTTGAATTTTTAGAAGTGAAACATTTATTTTTTACGATGCCCCCAGAGTTGGCAAGGAAAACATGAGAAGCAAGGAATTATCAAATTATTTCACCTTCAGGCAAGAAAAGTTTTATGGATGAGTATCAGACGAAAAAGTTTTTGAAATAATTCTGAGAATAGGGCATCTGGTACTTGCAGCAATGTGGCTTGTACTAACTTCGCAGCGGAAAAACTAAGTGTGGGAACTTCGTTCAAAAAATTCAAATCGAAAAGGTGACAAGAAAATACAGCAGAGGTTCGAGCAAAGGATGGCTATACATTAAAAGTTCAAGCAAGAGGTAATGCTCCAAGAATAGCAAGCCCAAAGAAAGACACGAAAGCCACACCTCATTTAAGAATGTGGCAACACGGAACGATGGAATATACCAATGAGTGCCAGAGGAAGCAACTGTATGCAGAGGTATGCAGTAGGAGGAACATGATGCAAAGGACAAGCATTACCAATCCATGGCTATAAGAGAAGCAGAATAGATGGAACCAAAATCTATAGGAACAAGAAGTATATGTCAATCTGTAAACGAGCAACTTAGCGGTCGTGTGTTTAAAAAAACATATATATGTATGATACGCCCACGTTTTATGTGCTCTTCACAAAAATAGAGGAAAGACATTTGACTTATAAGTGGCAACTTCCAAGGAGAAACCTTGCTGTACTCTCAGAGAAAAGCCACCATCAGGTAATTCCTAATGGTGGCATCCAAGTTTTATGATATATTTATCGAGAGATAAAGTCATAATTTACATAGACAAAATCCTTGTTCACCGGCATAATACTTATTGCCGTTGATTTGTCCGTTGTCGAAAACAAATAAACTCCGGATTGTTCTGAAACAAGCTCATAGCTCTGCTGCAATGAACGAAGGATTGCGTCCATTTTTGAAATAGGTTCTGTGTCAATGACAGAGTAAAGTGCCCTGTCAAGAGAGAAACTATAGACAATACCTGCTCCCGTTCTCTTATCTGAGTAGACGAGCTGCACACATTCTGCCGACACTTGTTCGGTCATTGTGAAATGGTTCATTCGGGAAGCCATGTAACTTTTCACCTCTTCAACGGATTCACCTTTAATGTGAAATGGCTCAATCCATATTTCTGCGGTTGGTTCCTGGTTCTCGATGTCCTCTACAAGGTCATCACCACCGCATGAGGTGAATACTAAAGGAGTTGCCATCAGCATGAGAAGGATGGCGATTGAAAGATACTTTTTCATTTTCATGTCGTTCTATTTTTGATAATACTTATATGTTGTTTTTATATACATGCATTCACGTCCACGTGTGTACATGTCTCAATGTGTATATGTATCAACGTATTCATGTATACATGGCTACACGTACACATTTTCACATAACATCCTTGATGTCTTTTGTTCTGATTTTCTTGACTTTACCATACTTCGACTCATAAGCATCAACACCTTGTTTCATAACGTATTCCATAAAAGAACGGATAGTGAAACCTTCCTTGTGGGCAATGGCTTGAACCTTGACCACAAGTTCAGTTGAACAGATGAAGGAGAAGTGCTGCCATTGGTCTTCTTTGGGAGATGCCTTATTGTTTTTAGGACTTTGGGGAGTATTCTGTTTCTCCTTGGAAGTCACATCTGTCTTGTCATTTTTCTCCTGTGACTGGATGGTAGCATCACCAAGGATATTGCCAACCAAGATGTCCATATTCTTCCGTGCCATAGTTATCATTGATTACGTGAAATTATCTCTTCTGTCAATGCCTGATAGTCCTTTGCTCCATTTGAGTGAGGGTCGTACTCAAAGATGCTTTGACCACTACCTGCCGACTCTGCCAGAGCAATGTTCTCACGAATGCGAGTCTTCATAGTGATAGCCTCGTAACGAGACTTCACGGCTTGCTCTACCACCTTGTTCAATTTACGATGGTTGAATCTTGCAATAAACACGCCACCAAGCCGTAGGTTGGGCTTTACTCTCTGCAGTGTGGAAACGAAGGCATCAAGCATCCTCATACCTTTCAACGGAAGAAGTTCGGGAGTCATAGGTACAATGATTTCATCAGCTGCGAGGAAAGCATTGGTAGTGACTATTCCTAATGATGGAGGACAATCTATGAGAATGTAGTCATAGTTCTGCTTGATTGGTTCAAGCAGTTTGCTTAGCAACTGCTCTCTTGCCAGAAGATTGGTCAAGGCTATTTCTGCACTTGCCATTTCAAGGGATGAAGGAATAAGGTCAAGATTATCTCTGACATGCTTCACTGGCAAGGGTGCGCCATCGACCAAAGAGTCAAAGATGCTTGCGTCAATTTCATTCTCATTGGGGATAAAATACAATGTAAGATTTGCTTGACCATCAAGGTCTATAAGCAGAACTTTTTTTCCCATGCGTGCCATGCAAGCCCCGATAGAGGCTGTGGAAGTCGTCTTTGATACGCCTCCCTTATGATTGGCTAATGTAATAATTCTCAATGACATAATATTTTTCTTTTTGTATATATGTATTAACGTATTCATGTCAACATGTATTCGTGTGTACATGTATTCATATCTACACGTGTACTTGTATCAATGTTTACAAAATTCTGCGTAGGTTACGAGTGTCCCTAATGCTCCTCCTGACAACTTAATATGTCAGGAGAAGCGTTAGGATTTGAATGCCCATTTACTCAAAAGTGAAAGTACGGATGTAGAAATATGTCTCATCGTTTTCGTACTCATACTCATTGATAAAGTCCATCATCTGTTCATTGGTTCGTTCACCTTGCTCTATGCCGGTCTTTGAAGTCCATTCCTTTATTGCTTCCTCGATTGTACCATAGACATCATCACAACACTCCTCAAATGGTTCGCCCGATGCGCTGACACAACATTCTTCGGGAAAGTAGTTGCCCTCATCATGTGTGTAATAGACCTCACATCCACACTCGCAGCAACGATAAGATATGCTCAACTCACCATCAAGAAGTCTGTCAATCTCAAAGAAGATGTCATTACAGGCATCCCATGCTGTTTCCGTCTCAAAAGAAAGCAGACATGTGCCTTCGTCTTCCTCATACTCAGCCCAATAGATATGACCTCTGACGCAGATTTGTTTTGCTTCAAAGTCAATACCATAATGTTTTGCAAGGTCACCCAGCCAAATGTTCTTGTTATTAACCTCCATGCTTTGAAGGGTGTTCCAAAGGTTGTTTACTGCCTCACGTGTTCCTGTGACCTTGTAGGTCGTTGTTGCTTGATTTGCCATAATCTTGTACTTTACTGATTACCATTCTGTATAATAACTCTGGTCGTTGTTCTCGCATTCCTCATTCCATTCTTCATCGGTGAAGTCGGTATGCAAGCAATCTTTACTGCAATAGTAGGCTACACCCATATCCACGCAAAACCCCTCACGCATCAGTTTGTCACATTCAGAGCATCTTCTGCAAGTTCTGTCAGTGTTCCACCAATAGTCCACAAAAGACTCTGCTACAACGTCTTCGCTTGTGTTCTCATCCCACTTGTCAAGATAGAATGTAGCGAACTTGTTCAACTCCTGCTCATTGAAGAGTTGCTTGTCTGTGCCACTCACTGCCTCAGTCAGTCGGCTCAAAATAGATTGAATTGTTGTCATGCGATATTATTTTTTCTCCCTTTCGTAGATTTCTTCTACTTCTGGGATGGTTAAACAAATTTGTTGCCCTCTAAAGGTGCTTTGGTCAAATGGAGCAAGGTTATGTGGTCAAATACTACCCGTAGGTGTGGAGATTTTACCATCATACACAAGTGCCTGACCTTGATCAGATGAAGACAAAGCTATTACCTTTGCAACATCATTTGTTACCACCACAGAAATAGAGAAATACATGCAATGCTATTTCTTTTCAAGGAGGAAATCATTTAAGTCATTATAACTTTGGTATCTATATGACTCATCTATGGAAATACCGGGGTAAGCCTTTGCTATTTCCTTTGTTGCCGTTCTGCCAGCTTCATCATTATCAAGAAAACAATGGATAGAGTCATATTCTTTAAGATAGGGCAAAAGCACTCTTACTTCACCAACACCGTTAAGGACAAAGAAGTCGCATTGTTCTATAACAGTAACACCATTGTCCGGTATTCGAGCATACAGAGTCATGTATGCCAACATATCAAAGAATCCCTCAAAAATACAGCATCGTTTCTGAGGAACTTCCTTCGGATAGATGGCTGAAATACTCTTTTTACCTATACAACGTTTGCTTAGTTTATTTCGAGCTTCCATGCCATTGGCAACATTCATGAAGGCAATAGCATAGTATCGTTTGCCTCGAAAGGAATAATGAACCTCTCTGCAATACTTTTGAGCTATGGTAAAATCTATACATCTCTGGATTATATAGTCACGAAGTATGGGATGAGTGAGAGGGCTTATCTTGTCAACAACCGTTTCATGGTTGTGGCTTTCCTGATATTCGCTACGCTTACCTTCAAACCATTGACGTTTCTTTTCTTCCTCCAGTATTCTGGCATTATAATCCTCATTGAATTGAAGTTTTTTCTCTTTGATTTGCTTTTCGAGATAGCCTAAGACCTCATGCATCGTCCATGACGGATTAAGTTGCTCTACAAGGTTTATCAGATTGCCACCTCTGCCTGTGCCGAAGTCATACCAAAGATTATCCTTGGTATTGACTACGAATGAAGGTGTTTTCTCTATGCGCAATGGTGAACAATAGAACACATTCTTGCCCTTAATGGAACCTGTTCCATAATTGTTCTCCTTCATCCAATTATAGATACTAACAGACTTTATTTCTTCTATTGTCATGTTCATTATAGATTAAATGCGCCCACGTGTGCGTGCGTGTGCGCGTAGGTGTATATATATACCCTTTAAACTTAAACCTTAAACTTGCCTTGCTTTGCTTGTTTCTGGTTTCTTGAAACACTCTGATTTATAGACATATCCATCTTTCTCTCTAACGATAATGCCTTTACCAGTTAGAAGTTTAAGGAGGTCCTTAATACCATTGATACCTCGCTTGTAACCAGCGGCTTCGTATGCTTGCGAAACGGAGTTGACCAAGTCGTTGTATCGTGTAGGGGAATTTTTCTCAAACACTTTGCTCAAAATCTCCTGATGTATCTCATTGTCAAGGCTGACAAGTGACTTCTCCTGACGCTTCACGACGGTAACAGAAATGCCAGAGTCAAGAACAGGAAGTTTATTGTCATCAATATGAAAAGCAAATGTGCTGAACTCCTTATCTCGCATGTGCATTGGTTTAACCTCACTGATGCTGTTGTTCTGCATATTCTTGCTAATAATAAGAACCGTCTCAGCTTTGTTTTCCAATTCAGTACCAATATGACCACGAGGATTATTATCGTTCTTGTTCAAATGAAGGACTGTATGGATGTGTAGATCATATACACTTGTCCAGGCCATTAAGACAGTCATCACATCAGTTGCTTCCTTGCCGTTATTGATGTCATACATGAGGTCTCTCAGACCATCGATGATGACCAAACCTACTTCATCGTATTTACGCAAAGCATAATCAATAAGGGCTATTCGCAGTTTGGGAGTATATTCACGCAGTCCCCAGAACATAAGGCGAGGATCATCTTTTTTGAACGATAGTCCAGACAACTTATAAATACGTTCCAGGACTGTGTGACAGTGATATTTACTCTGCTCCGTATCGAAATATAAAATCTTCCGTTTGCCTTCTGGAAGACACGCTCTGTAGTTCAATACCGTAGTGTTGGTAACAGCAGCGGCTACCATGGCAGAGATATTGAAGGTTTTCTTGCTCTTTGCTTTGCCGGTAGATGCACTAAAGTTTCCAAAGGTTGCAATGGTACAATCACCGACGAAAAGAATTTTAGGCGGTATAGTAACTTTGTCTGTTGCTTTGATTTCACCTTTTGAAAGATAGGAATCGAGTTCTTCGTCACTGAAATTGTCCTTGTCAAGCATAGACACTTCAAGCGATTGGTGTTCAAATGAGGTCTTTTGATTGTCAATGCCCATCTTATTAGTTCTTTTTTCCATTCTGCTTATTCTTTTTTATATCTGTTCTAACATCTTTGACAGAAATCGCACATCTGTCAAGAAGTTCTACAAGGCGCGAGTCTGGCAGATTCACGCCGTCAATGCTATTCTTTTTCGTTTTCTTCATAATTAGTGGAATCATTAGATATTGTTTTAGAAGAACCTTTGGTTATTTCAGAGCTTAGCAAGTTGCTCTTTTTAATCCACTCAATCAGTTCCTTCTTTTCAAAGAATATCATCTTGCCACGTGGCTTGAAATGCGGAATCTCACCACTGCATGTGAGTTTGTACAGAAGACTCTGTGAGATGTCAAGGTACTGGCAAACCTCCTTCATATTTAGTATGTCCTTTGTTGTATAAAGAGTTTCCTCAATGGATTTGAGTCGCTCATTGATAACTTCAGGTTCCACAGTTGTCAATTCCTTAACCTGCATTTCCAAGAGCTCAATGCGTTTAGCCAAGAGCTCGTATTCTGTTTTCTTTTTTGCCATCTACATATGGATTTGAAATTAGACATTGAGGGAGCTACCCCCATTATTGAACCGATTCATTTGCAAAGGTAGAGGAGGTTAGTCACTATAAGGAACAATGATGCTATATAGGAATGATTGTTTCGCTATTATATAGTTATGTTCCTTTCATTTGGTAGTCTTTATTGACTGATTTAGCACTTTCTTGCAATTAGCGGTCTTATATCTGATTAGATAGAGTGTGGTGTTATACCAAAACATGGCAGTTTGTACTATTTAGGCGTTTAGACCGCACTTTTTTAGAATATTTTCACTAACTTTGCACCATGATTAAGAGAGCAATATTCTATGGAACAAGCCAGGACAAGTTCAATAAGCACTTCACCAGTGATGATGATTGCTTCAAATACTTGTCTGAAATCAAATGGAAAGATGACACTTTTGTATGTACAAGGTGTGGCAATACTCATTATTGCAAAGGTCATTTGCCTTTTTCAAGACGTTGTACAAAATGCAAGCATGACGAAAGTCCGACTGCAGGTACAGTGTTTGATAAATTAAAGTTCTCTCTTAATACAGCTTTTCACATTGCCTTTAATCTATGTACATCAGAAAATGGTGTAACATCAACTGCCTTATCTATAAAATATGGATTAAGACAAAAAACTGTCTGGGATTTCAAACGGAAGATACAACATGCAATGGGCTATGTCGAGGATAAACCTCTTGAAGGTATGATTCTCGTTGGCACCTTTGAGATAAGAGATTCAAAATGTTCACCAAAAGGCGATTTGGTGATTATCGGCATGGAAATCCTTAGTGGGAAGATAGCAGGTCACGAATATGCCTATGTCGTTGACAGTGCATCACCGGACTCTATTAGAGATTTTTTCAAAAAACACATCAGTAGAAATAGCCAAATCATAGTCGGTAAAGAGAGTAGATGCGAGCAATATGCAGATGAATATTCAGATAGGACAGCTACAAGATTAGAATATTCAGCTCTCATGGACAACCATGTGTCAAATCTAAAGAAGTGGTTGTTCGGAGTACATCGTCACTGTTCTGCAGAATACATTCAAGACTATCTGAATGAATACTACTTCCGACTTAATGGACATAGGGATAACACTGTATTGTTTGATACACTCATGAATTTAATTGTAAAGAATAAGCCATTGCATTAAATGACACCATTCTTGATTAGCCCGTACTTTTCTCGAAATCCAAAAAATCGCATAGACGTTCCTATGCGATTTAACTCATTATATTTTATCACATTATCAATTTAACAAAAAGAAAATGAAACGGTTAACAAAAACGCCCGTTTTCTCTCTTTTTGTGCCCATGTTGCGTAAACTGCGCAAAAAAAGTTGAGAAAGAATTGCCAAAGGATGAACTTTGGCAACTTTATTGTGCTGCCTACGAGCAGTACCAGTCTGAAATCATCAATGGTGAGAAGTCATATTCTCGCTATGTAAATGATTTCTATTACTACCATCTTCCTGCGATGAATATGAGCGAATCAGATGCAAGGGTTCATATTATGAATGTCTGCGGTCTGAAGGAACTTCTTGAAAATCGTCGTGATCTCGTTGATGCTTTTTTCTCAAAAGATAAGTTTGAGGAAAAAGATTATCAGCAGATGTTCCATCTGTTTGATTCTGGACAAAGCCTTACTCCAGATGAAGACTGTCTCGCACGATTTTCAGATAAACAGATTAGCCTCATTACACAGTTTGCAAATGATGTGAGTCTCTTTAAAAATGCTGTAACAGATTCTGACATCAAGGATCTGTTCAAGTGTCAACTCACAAAACCTCTCCAGGCTGGCATTAACAGACACGTAGCATTGTTCTTCGGTGCTCTTCGTTCCTATGGATTATTGCCTTTCCGATGGCAGATGATAATTGAGGAGAACAAACTCGTTGCTTCGTCAGCTAATAACGAGCCACTACGTGCAAGCCAGTTGCGTTGTGGTCTGTCTCAAGCCAAAAACGTGAAACTTGCAAAGATGAAATCATCCAACTACAAGATTGAAGACATAGGGTTCGAAACCGTATGTGAGAATTTCGCCAAGAAACTGAAAGAAAGAATGTAAAATGCAAGAAATCCAACCAACAACAAGTAGGGAAGATATATAATGAATATATAACAATCCCTATATAGTTGGCTTTTCTACGCATCCAAGTTGTAGGAGTTACCTTTGCATTCGAATCGATTCGAATACGGAGGTAGCTCCTCTTTTTGAAAAAAATAATCATAAGAAATACAGACAATGGACAATAATACAGAATGTCATTTCATTGATAAAACTGTCACATTCGACCAGTTTGTCAACGAACTAGCGACAATGATTGCTTTAAGAATTCATCAGGTTGAAAAAGGCCAGCTTGAAATCAGCCAGACAAAAGCGTTCCAAATGTATGGACGTGCAGATGTTGAAAGATGGATAAAGAGTGGCAAGTTAAAGCCTTCCAGAATATCTCCTGGCAAGAAACGATATAAGCTTATAGATTTGCAGAAACTAGCGAATATTCAACAAAACTATCTCTTGTAAGCGTATAAACAACGAAAAAGCTCAGATGTGGCTTTATGCCATATTTGGGCTTTTTCGTTGTTGTTAAGCGTAGTGACTATCAAACAAGACGCTGATACATCTGTGTTAGTTCCTTGTCAATATTAGTAATCTTGAACTGAACACGAGTGTTACTAATTTTTTTAGGAAGCAATGTTGTCAATTTATCCATGATTTGATCAACGTTAGAGAAACCGGTATCTTCGATGGCACAAACCATTTTGCCCATAACGTATGCTTCTGCACGAACATTATTGTATTTGGATATTCTCTCAAAAGACTTATCTTCTTTTTCGATGTGCTTGGACTCATTATCTGTAAAGAAGACGAAATCTATAACCTTTTCATTAAGAATCCATACAGGAGTGTAGTCTATCTTGACATAGACTCTTGCCATTCTGTTTATGGAGTGGTTAAGACCGAAATCAACCTCATTCATAGTTGCGCCACATTCATTTTGCGCTATGGTAGCCCAACTATGACGGAACGCATACAATGATGCTCTGAATCCCGGTTCTACTTTCTCCCAAACCTGTTTAATTCCAACATTTACATTTGCACAAAAAGAATCAGAAGTTGATAATCGGTCATGAAAATTGAACAACCATGGAGAATCAGCCTTCTTAGAGAGGTACTTCTCAAAGGTAGGTTTCAAGAAGGGTGGTACACGCACTTCAAAGTAACCACGGTCTGAACGTGCAGACCTTGTTTTTTGCCGCTCATAGTGGAATATTCCATTATTATACTGATCCTTCTTCGCATTAAAGATGTCCACGGCATTAAGACCACACATGCAGAATGAAATCAATGCAACATCCTGTCCAACCTCCATCAACGGGTTGGTGAATCGGCTTCTATCCGGTACGACATTAAAGAACGCACGCAACTTACTTGCTGGAATAGCACGTTTCTCAGGAACATCACTGCGAGGAATCTTCACTTTACTCCATGGATTATTAAGTTTGCTCAAACCACGCTCCTCATCATTAAACTCCATGATAGCAGCTTTATATATCTCTCTAATGCATACAGGATATTGCTCTTTACTACGAGTAGTAGTTTGTGATAATGTCTCAATCCACCTATTAAGAAAAGCTGATGTTAGACGAGAGAACATAAGATTGTCCGTTCGGGCGAACTTTTCCAGATGCTGCAGGGCCCATTTATAGTTACGAGAGGTACGTTCCTGACCACGTTTTATCATCTTATCAATGTGCAATCTTGCATAATCCGAGAAGGATATGTCTTTCTCGTACTCTAATACGAACTCCAAGACTTCTTTTGCAGACCATTTAGAAGTATCTACTTGGTTTAGCTTATTATAGCATTCCTCTATCAAGATAGAGGTTTGTTGGATGACAAATGGATCTATTATGTCTTTTTTGTCATCAGATAGTCCCTTTTCATTGACCATCCATGAAGTTCTCATGTAAGAGAACTGTCTGTTGTGAGTAAATCGGATATACACTTTGTACATTCCGTTTCTCATCTTTGTTTTTACAATTGCTTTTAATGTTGCCATTTTGAAAGTGTTATTTGAAAATTAGTATTTACGTTTATTGCTATAGTTGAAAATGCCCTTATTTTTTGGGAAACGCAGCATTGTTTTTGGGAAACAACGTGGATTTTTTAGGAAACATTCGTTGTTTTTAGGTACCGGTTCATATGATTTGGGAAACACATAAAGTGAAATTGGGAAACATTTCACCCATTTTTGGCATCTTGGTCTGCTTGGAGAACGCGCAGAATAAACACAAAAAATTAAAGGCAAGTACCTGAATCCCAGATACTTGCCTTCTATAATACTAATTTTCAGCACTTTCGTCTTATTCTTCGACGGCGGCCTGCGCCGCTGAAATAGTTCGTTGATTATCGGGCGGTTACATTGTGGGTGTAAACTTTTGATAATTGTATCTATTTTTAACTAATCTTTAGTGTTTTGAATGCTGTTTTTATCAATCAAAATATTTATCTTTGCGGACATGAAGAAAACAATCCCATACATCCGCACTATTCCGTTAGGAGTTTTATCTTGTCGAGCTTCCGACTCACCTCCACCAGCTTGTCATAGACTTCTCTATGCTCCCAGTTGATGAAGTATTCAGCCCAGTCTCGATAAGTGAAGCAGATGCCTGTGTCTGGATCCTCGTAGTCCATGCTATCCCAGTAGTCAGATAACAGGCTGTTTACATCGTAGGGGTCTTCTCCAATAGCATCCACGACAATCTCGCCATACTCACCGATAAGCGCATCCATCCAGTCTTGGCACTCGCAACCTTCATTGTCACGAAGAACCTCGAAAGCAGCTCTCTTCAACTTGTCCATTTCTGGAGTTTTCTCATTGTATGGAAATTCACCGTTCATGTTTATCGTTTTTATTCTTTAACCACAATTTTTCAGTAGCCCAACCAATCACAAAGAACAAACAAGAGCTTGTTGTTAGAACCCATTGAGGAACGAGAAGGTCAATCGTTATAGCAACAGACAAGAACACCAACGAAATGATTAGACCAAACACACTACAAACTTGAATAGTATTCTCCATCGGATTTTCCGCTTCAGTCTTAATCTGCAACATTACTGCTAACGCTCCTCCGCCAAACACACATATTGGAACAAAGCCTATAAGCGCATTTTGCATCAGTCTTATGATGCCTTCTGAATAATCATATCCTACAGGACTATCTATTGTCAAAGCTAAGATATACGGAACTGTAAATGATAGCATCCAAAATACCGTTCTTCTGTCTAACATTTGTTCATCAGTATTTGAATAGTTCGTTCTTTTTCCGTTATAGTCCTTTCTTTTTCTTTAAGAACCTCCTCCAGTCCTGCTATGCGTTCCTGGAGTACGGCACAATCTCCTTGTGTAACTGTGCTTTGAATAGCAGCTACACTATTATCACCATTTACAACAGCCTTCTGCCCTTCATTCGGATAGAAGAAAGACATCGGAACATCTATTGCTTTTGCAATACGTTCCAGTAAGCCAGATTTTACATCGTTTACCAACATTGATTGGTTGAACGACTGCTGAGATATATCCAATCTCCGTGCTATTTCAGATTGTGAAACTCCACATCCGCTAAGTTTTGCCTTCAGTTCTTTACCTGTCATATACAAGAGTTTCTTTGTAGTTATAATGTTAAATATTGTTATATTCGCATTAAACCTACAAGGTTTTCTTTGTAGGTACAATTATTCTATTTATCTTTGCAATCGAAAGTTATATACTTACGACGTAAGTCGTTTGTTTTCAAGTCACAAATATAAATATTTTAACTGATAACAACAAGTAAAATGAGTGATTTAACATTCAAGATTGTTCGTGAGACCAAGGTAAACACCCCCGAGAGTCTCAGAACCATACCAGTCGGTTCGTCCGTTAGGATAGCTTGCAAGGACTTTGTTTCGATGAACACAGTACAAGCAGCCATCTGCCGACTGAACCAGCAGGCAGGATATGTCGAGTACAAGGTTACCTCACCCGACAATGGTGCTACACTTGACATCTACCACTATGCAAACTAAAACTCCCTGCCTCGGTTGCCAAGACTCACGCAACCAACTATCACAGCAACCCGAATTTCGTAAACATAAAAATAAATAATTATGAATTTATCTAAATGGAAAGTCTCCGCTTTCGTGGCGTGGATTGTGACGACTCTCATAATTGTCAGCGTTGCACTTAGGGGTGTTAGCAAACCCGACACTTTTACAAATCTGATTAGTATCGCAGTCCTGTTGTTTTGGATTCTTCTATCCATCGCAACAAATTGTCTAACTTTTAAAAACAACAAAAAGCAATGAAAAGATTTAATTGCATGTGTGCATTTTCGCTGCTCTTCGCAGCAATGTCTCTAACATCTTGTAGCGAGCGCATCGACGCTGGCTCTGAAGGCATTCTTGTCAACCTCTATGGTTCAGACAAAGGCGTGGACGATGTAAGTCTCGTCACAGGTCGAGTTTGGTACAACCCCTTCACCGAAGAGGTCTATGAGTACCCAACATTCGTGCAGACAATCGACTATCCTGCTTTTACCATCAACGCTAAGGATGGTTCTGAGTTTACCGTTGACCCGACGGTATCTCTCAAGATGATCGACGGCAATGCACCGAAAGTGTTCAAGAAATACCGTAAGGAACTGAACGACATCATCAATGGTACATTATTCAACTATGTCAAAGATGCGTTCCGTATTCAGCTCAACAAGTACACTACCGATCAGATTGTCAGCAACCGTGATATGGTAGAGCGTGCTATTGAATCACAGCTTAGTAAGGCACTTGCCAAAGAGCACTTCCAGCTTGAACAGCTTACGTCTGGTCTCAAATATCCAAACTCCATCGTTGAAGCCGTCAATCAGAAGAACAAGGCTATTCAAGAGGCACAGCGAGCACTCAACGAAGTGGCTGTAAAGAAGGCTGAAGCAGAAAAGATGCTTGTACAGGCACGTGCCGAGCGAGAGGCTAACGAACTTAAGACCGCCAGCCTTACTCCTGCCATCCTCAAGAAGATGTGGATTGAGAAGTGGGACGGTAAGCTACCGATTTATGGAAACGTACCGCAGATTATGATAACTAAGTAATCTTCATTCACTAAATCCATCACACTTTTGTCAGTCAAAAGTGTGATGGACAACAAGAAACTGCAAAAATGAGTAACACTTTTTGCACCACCTGTAAGCACTCATACAATGCCGTCAACGGCTGTTTCTGTATGTTCCTCAACCGTTACGTTGAGCATTGTAGCATTAAGCTATGCCAACAAAATAATGAACTTAAAACAAAAAAGCAATGAAGAAGTATTTTTCAAGTAAAGCGCAAGCTGTTACAGCACGCAAGCTACGAGATCCAAATGGACTCTACGGTGTCAGAGTATTTAAGATGCCGAAAGGCACACGACAGGCAGGAATGTATGCAGTATGTTCAGAGTTGGAATTTCTAAACACTTATTAATCATTTATAGTATGAAAGAGCTTATCACTATCCTCTACGGACGTGAGATAGAGGAATTCAAGGGTTTCACTTGGAAACAGAAGCTGGCTTACATCTACTTCGTTGTAAGTTTCGCACTATTCCTGCTCTGCGCTTGCTGCAACAGCATCGTTGCAATAATCGTTGCGCTCGTGAATATGCTTATTGCCTTAGCCGTCGCATTTGAGCACATACCTAACTTCAACAAGGAGGATGAGTAATGGAAAAGACAACCATCAAGCAATTAAAGCGTGACCAGTTCTTCACACTCAATCCAGTTGAGGAGCCGAAGGAGAGTCAAGTATGGGTGCGTGGCGACTACGACAGAAGCACAAAGAAGTACGAGTGCAGCAAGTTTGAAGACATCTGTCACTTCCGAGAGTTCAATGGTGACAAGGTGGTATATACCGACTTCATCTTTTAGCCCATGATGCAGATACAATTCCCCGACCGCATGGTTTCCTACGATACCTTTATGGCAGACCTATCCAATCGCATAGCCGAAAGGATAGTAGCCATAAAGCAGGAGCCAGAGGTTATCTCTCAACGAATGGCGTACCGACAATACGGACGTGCCAATGTGCAGCGTTGGGTACGACAAAACAAAGTTCATCCTTGCAAGCGTGTTGGCATGATGGAATACACCACTGCAGAGCTGCGCAAGGCACAATCTAACCAACAAGACTATTTCAAATAAACATGAAAAAGAAGGTATTGAGGTTAACACTCAAAAGAAAATGGTACAATCTCATTGCAATTGGTGCCAAGCGAGAAGAATATCGTGAAATCAAAGAATACTGGTTGAAGCGATTGTTTGATATTCAAAGTCCGATGATCGCAAAATATAGCTTCGGTGATGTAGGATTGACACCTAAGGATTATACACATGTTCAATTTCGTCTCGGCTATAAAAAGGATGCGCCAACTATGGAGTTTCAAATAACTGATATAGACATTGACAAAGGAAACGAAAAGATGGGAGCACCTATAGATAAAGACGTGATTATCATCAAGTTCAAAAATAATAAATACAATCAATTATGATTGACAGAAATAATATTATAGAAGCAGCAGGAAAAGCGTTTGCTAATAATGCTCGCAAAAACAGTGCTTGTATGAAAGTTGGTTTCCTACGTGGTGTTGATTGGTTCAAGCACGCCATTTGGCACGGTACAAATGAGCGACCAGAAGAAGGAGAACAAATCCTATACTTAGTGACTGAGGAAGACGAAATTGTTGATGCGAAAGTGACTATTACAGCCTTGTACGACTTTATACCATGGAGTGAAGTTGTAAGCGACTTCGGTATCTCCGTATGGTGTTACATCAACGATTTATTACCTACAAAATGACAGAAGAAAAACTGAAACAGACGTGCGAGGTAGAATGCCTCGACTACGGCTACCTGCTGCATGATATAGACGACGGCAGCAAAAGTGCAGCTATCTATTGCAAAGAACCAGACAAAACCATTGATAACATCAATGATGTTTTTGGCGAATACCTGCGTGCTGTAATTGACCTCGGCATGAACACATTGTGCTCAAACAAGGTTCGACTAACAATAACAATTAAAAACGTGGAGGAATAATCTATGGAAGAAGAATTAAAGATGGTAACACAAACGATGGAGTACGAAAGGCTCAACAATGGCTGGACATTGCTCTTCAATCTTAATAAGAACCAACAACCTATAAAAGAAGCAGCGTTACAAAAGCCTCTTGTGGATGGTTGCCATGCGGATGAGTTTAAACAGCTTCTTGCCAAAGCATTTTATGCGTATATCCTAAATGCAGAAGGATTACTAAAGGCAAAGAAGTTGAATATTAAAATAACAATCGAAAAAGCAGAATGACAATGAGAAAGTTCCTAATAAACCTCCTCGGAGGTTACACCGAGAAGGAGTACATCGAGGCTAACCGTCACTCTTACAACGAGGGAGCATCGGAAGCGTTGCTCACGTTGAAGCTAAAGGCTGACATTCTCTACGGCATCCCTGCCGATGAATGGAGTAAGCTGATATACGAAGGCATTGTTGAACTCAAAAAACAATATGACGATGAATCTGACGAAAATCAAAAATGAGTGCTATGACGCAATGGTCGAAGCTATCAAGTCTGAGCTTAATAGCGAAGGTATTGACTGTGCCAGCTATGCCTTCGCAACGGTAGACACCAATGACGGATATATAGAGTCGTCTATTAGTCGTTACGACACTTCGGTGGTAATCGTCCATGACAATGATAATGAGCATGACTGCCCTCTGCTATGCAAAGCTATTGAGGAAGCCCTTCCCGACTGGGATGTAATAGAAGAAGAATGGCAGGAGGAAAATCCAGAAGAAGACGAGTATGAGGCTCACGGCTTCAGAGACGAAGCCGACTATCTCAACTGGAAGTACGGATAGGCAATTTTCATTCTACATACAATCTTTTTTGTTTTAAGTTTAGTATGTGGCTGCTCCGTCGGGAGACGAATGGTAGTCACAACATGGAAGGATAGTTCAACGGTAGAACAGCACTTATAGTTGCCATTTGCCATAATGAACAGCAGACGCAGGTTCGACTCCTGCCCTTCCTCAACAAGTAAGTTTAACACTTTAATCACTGTAATATGAGTAATATCGCATTAACGGTTGATACTATCAACCAACTCAAGCCACTCGAAGTGGTAGAGAACGAGACTGTAAAAGCACGTTTCATTCAGATCTACGACACTCTTTGGGGTGCAGGTACTGGTGAAGCTGCCTACGAGCGTGAGAGTTTCTATTTCAACAACAAGCTCCGTGACGAAGAGAAGTTGCAGAAGGCTACAAGTTTCTCTGTCTTCACTTCATTCATCGACCTTGCCGTGGACGGTCTTTCTTTGGAGCCAGGCACCCGTGCTCTCTGCTACCTGCAGGGACGCAATGTCTGCATAGGTACTGACGCAAGCGGCAAGAAAATCTACGAAGGTCGCCTTACTCTTACCGTCAGCGGATATGGCGAGTTGGTACTACGTGCAAGAGCTGGTCAGATAAGGTATGCCGACAACCCAGTATTGGTGTACGAAGAGGACGAGTTCGCATTTGGCGACAAGGGAGGACAGAAGATTGTCGAGTATATGTGCCACTTCCCACACAAGTCTAACCACATCGTTGCTGCCTTCCTGCGCATTACTCGTGCGGATGGTTCCATTGACTACGCTGTAATGCTCGAAGAGGATTGGTTGCGCCTCCAAGTCTATTCAGAAAAGAATAATCGTAAATGGGATGTCAACACTCGCCAGTGGATAGAGAAGCCCAACGACCTCTATCTGTCTAACGGTGGCAGAATAGACACTGGCTTCCTTGCTGCAAAGCTTATCAAGCACGCCTTCAAGACATACCCGAAGATACGCATCGGCAAGGGCACAGAGCTTGAAAGCCAGCAGGACGACAACAAGCAGCAGGAGATTGACGACTTCTACGGTGTTGCTCCTGCAATGCCAGTAGACAATAATCCTGCCTTCGGCAATGCCGTCGACACTTCCGAGGGTGTAACCATCGACCCTGCAAAGGCAGATGTACCAGAACAGGGTGCTACCGATGATGATGGAGCGTTCTAACAATTTCTTTTTTCAATCATAATCGCAAGCGTCGCCTGTGCCTTGTGGCACGGGTGGCGCAACTTAAAATAAATTTCACATGAGTACCGAAGTAGCAATCATCAAGCGAGAGAATGTAGAACTCATTGCTTCTACAGCTCCACAAGCATATAGCGAGAACCAAGTGTCACGTCAGCGTTGCCTTGCAGCAGGTAACACTCTCCTTGCAACCATTCAGCAGCAGGGTATGAATGACGAACTCGACCAACAGGCTGCATCATTCATCGAGAAGGCACGCAAGACTGTCAAGAAGATGTACGACAAGCGTAGCCCACTCACAAAGATGTTCGACGAGATACGCACCAACTTCACATCTATGGAGTCGGATGTAGACCCAACGAAGAAAGACTCCGTTCCTTACCAGCTCCAGCAGTTCCGCAACGAGTTTGCAGTACAGAAGCGTAGACAAGAGGAAGAGCGTCGTCGTACTGCCATGAAAGAGCAGCAGAAGCAAGCATCTATTGCAAAGTATCGCACCGACCTCGAAGAAGACTACCGTAGAGTGTTCAATGGCGTTCTGAATGGTTCTCTTAACAAGCTCATGGGCATCAATGCAGGCATAACCCTTGACAACATTCAACAGAGCAAGGAGACAATAACCAACTTCACCACCACTCTTGACGAGACTCCTTTCTCTCGTTCAATGGTACTTCTGCCTACAAATGTCAGCAGCGAAGAACTTGCCAACATTCGTGCGTCTGTCCTCAACCGACTAATAGCCAACTTCCGTGAACTGTATTCCTCTCAGATCACTAAGGCAAAGCAGGAGTACATCACAATGCTGCCGTCTAAGGAAGCAGAGCTGAAGCGTGCAGCACAAGCAGCCAGCGATGAAGAAGCCGAGCGTATCAAGCGTGAAATCAAGGAACGTGAGGAGACTGAAGCTGCAAAGAAGGAGCAGGAACGTATTGAACGTGAGAAGAAGGAAGCTGCCGAACTCGAAATGAAGAAGCAACAGTCTGAAATGGGTGCTCTCTTCAACACTGCTTCTGTGAGCGTGCCGACCTATCAGCCGAAGACTGCCGTCAAGAAGAAGCTCGTATTGCTCAATCCCGAGGGCATCATGCCTGTACTCTCAATGTGGTGGACTGAGGAAGGCTGCAAGATGACGGTCGAAGAACTCACCAAGATGTTCAAGAAGCAGATAACCTACTGCGAGAAGCGTGCCAACGACAAGCTGAACTCCGTCCTCATTGCCGACGAGTCCGTATCATACGAAGAAGAAGTTAAAGCTAAGTAACTATGGCTAATCATAATCCAGATGAATACTACAATCGCCCCGAGGTCTCCAACTCTGACCTAACAGAGTTGAAGCAGCTCTTGCACCCTCGTATGCAGTTTGGCGACAAGGAGGCGGCTTTCCGCTTTGGGTCACTGGTTGATGCTATCATCACCGAACCGTCAAGAGTAAACTATTATCAGCTAACTGTTGATGATGTTCAGTACACCGAAGACGAGTTCTATCATGCCAAGCAGATGCACCAGGCACTACTGACGGAAGCAAAGCACGACCCCTTTCTTGCAAAGGTGCTCGAACTCTCCGACACTCAACGCTTCATGGTGAACAAGCAACAGCAGTTCGAGTATGGTAGCTTCCCTTTCTGCCTTGACACTCGCTGCAAGTGGGACTGGTGGTTGCCGATGGCTGGCTTCGGTGGGGATTTGAAGACTACCTTCGCATCATCACAAAAGCAGTTTGAGGAGGCTGTCGACTTCTTCGACTGGGATAGAAGCCGTGCATGGTACATGGACATCGCACACTCTGACCGTGATTTCATCTACGCTATCAGCAAGAAGAACGGACTCGTCTTCAAGAAGTACATTGAACGTGGCGACGCTAACTATAATCGTGGACGTGAGAAGTACGAAGAACTGGCGTTCCATTACTGGTGTCTAAATCTCTAACGAATATGGATATATACTGCCGTGTCACTGACATAGGACTCATACCAATGTATGACAGCGACCTTGACGAGAAGCACCGACTTCGCATTGGAGACAACGTGCTTTGCACTATCAAGCGTCCTCGCAACTACGAGTTTCACAAAAAGTATTTCGCTCTGCTTAGGCTCACCGTTGCCAACCTTCCGCACCTCATTCAACAGCAAATGCAGATATTCACAGAAGAAGACCTGCTCGATTGTCTGAAGATTGATCTCGGACTATTCACCACACGCTGGCATGGTGGAAGACAGATTGTAAAGACTGGCTCCATCAGCTTTGCCAAAATGGACAATACAGAGTTTGAGAAGTTCTTTTCTCGCTCGGTTGATGCCATACTGCGTATCTATCTCCGTGGCACGGACAGGCAGGCTCTTATCGAAGAAGTCGAAAACTACAAGTAACATGATATACTCACTCAATGGAAGTCTTAGATACATTCCAGACAGTAAAAACAGAATAAACAATGGCAAGTACAGAATTAAACCACCATCTTCGCATCCAGCCGTACCCTTATCAAGTGGAAGGAATAAAGTACGGTCTCGAAAAAAGAAGACTGTTCATCGGGGATGAACCAGGACTTGGAAAGACGCTCCAGTCTATTGGCATCGTCGATACTGCCAACGCTTACCCTTGCCTTGTCATTTGTCCTTCATCGCTCAAAATCAACTGGCAAAGGGAATTTGAGAAGTTCACGGACAAGAAAGCTCTCGTCCTCGACAACTCCACACGCACCACATGGTCGTATCTCCTGCAAATGGGTATGCACCACGTCGCAATAGTCAATTACGAGTCGCTGCGCAAATATTTCGTATGGGACATCAAGGGTGGCAAGAACTTCCGACTGAAAGATGTGGTATTCTGCCCACAGATTAAGCAGTTCCGTTCTGTTATCATCGACGAGTCACACCGTGTAAAAGACCCATCGGCACAACAGACTATCTTCACTAAAGGCATCTGCACTGGCAAAGACTGGGTGATAATGCTCTCGGGTACGCCAGTTGTAAACCGACCAGAAGACCTTGTTGCCCAACTCTCCATAATGGGACGACTCAACGAGTTTGGCGGCAAAAGTCAGTTTCTCGCTGAGTATGGCGAAGGCGAAAACCTCTCTACCCTTAGCCAACGTCTCTATTCCAAGTGCATGATCCGAAGAGAAAAGGCGAAGGTACTTACACAGCTACCCCCTAAAACACGCTGCGACCTCTATGTCGACATCAGCAATCGGGAGGAGTACGACCTTGCTGCCAACGACCTTGCAGAGTATCTGCGCACATACAAGGAGTGTACCGACCATGAGATACGTCGCAAGATGCGCATGGAGGCTCTTGTTAGGTTCATGACGCTACGTTCTCTATCGGCAAAAGGAAAGGTCAAGCAAGCTATCGACTTCGTGCGTGTCTTCCTCGACTCGGGCAAACCGCTTATTCTCTTTTGCTCCTTGCATGAGATTGTGGACGAACTTAAAAAGGCGTTTCCAAAAGCGGTTACGGTTACGGGGCGTGACTCTGCTGTTAGCAAACAAGCTGCCGTAGATAGTTTCCAAAGCGGACATAGCAACCTCATCATTTGTTCCATCAAGGCTGCTGGTGTTGGTCTCACACTCACGGCATCATCAAATGTTGCTTTCGTGGAGCTTGCTTGGACGTATGCCGACTGCTGCCAATGTGAAGACCGTGCCCATCGCATCGGGCAGAAGGACAACGTAACGTGCTATTACCTTCTCGGACGTGGCACCATCGACCACGCACTCTACAAAATCATCCACAAGAAGAAGTCTATCGCTAATGAGATTATGGCTTCATCGGATGATATACCAGAAGACGAACAATATTTCAACGAGTTAATAAACGAATTTTTACAACCAAATTTATTTCAAAAGTAATATGCTCCATCCTACTCCCCCCGAAGGCTCATACGTCGATTCCAACGGCAAACGCTGGATAACACTCGACATTGACATCATGGTTAATCATGGCGAACGCTTCTTCTGTACATTCCGCTACACGGCACCAGTAACTTTCGATTACGAAATTGGCTGGCTCACCATGCTTGACAATCTGCAAGACGCACTCTATAAGCGGTACACATCGCTTCAGAATAGAGACGATGTGCGAATAATTTTAGGCGACGCAAAAGTAGTAAAACATACAAATAACAAATTTAATTCTATTCAAAATGACAAAGTTAGAAATTGCAAGAGAGTTGGCAGAACGCAAAGACATGCCACTCGCTGACGCTATCAAAGCGGTTGATGGTGTCATTGACATCATGAAGGATGCGTTCAAGAACGGACGCAATGTGTATCTCCGTGGCTTGGGTTCCTTCGTTATCAAGGAGCGCAAGGAGAAGACAGGACGCAATCCACGAACTGGAGAAGTTATCATCATACCTGCACACAAGGAGGTAAAGTTCAATCAATCACAATCACTCATCGTTAAACAGTAATCACTATGGAAAAGATAGAGCGTAATATGAAGCAGTTTACCGCAACTAAGACGGTAAAGGCAATACCTATGACGAGAACGGATGCCGAGAAGTTTCTTGGACGTTCTATAACGCCAGCAGACCCGAAGGCAGAAGAAGGTTATCTCCTGCTGTACCCAGACGGCTATTACTCATGGTCACCCAAAGAAGTCTTCGAAAAAGCTTACAGACTTTCAGAGTCTTTCATCGACCGCCTGCAAATCGAAGAGGCAGAACTTCGCCACCGCATTGAGGCTCTCCACTCGTTCACTCTAACCAACAAGTACAGAGACATGCCAAGAGAGGAGAAGGTTATGCTTAGCTCACAGTTTACAGCAATGCACACTTATTATAATGCACTTGCTACAAGATTGGACTTTTACTTAAAATTTTAATCATTATGGGATTAATAACAGCAACATTTTTTGAGTGTGGTGTACGCTATGAGCGCACCACCGAAGAAGGAACAACAAAGAAGGTTAATGAACTCTACATAGTAGACGCACTCACATTCACCGAAGCCGAGTCACGTATCACAGAAGAAATGAAGCCTTTCGTCAGTGGCGATTTCGATGTAATGACACTAAAGCGCACTCGTTATTCTGAGTACGACAACAGCGAGGGTGATAAGTACTACAAGGCGAAAATCATGTTCATCACTCTCGACGAGAAGACTGGCAAGGAGAAGCGCACAGCCGTTTACTGGCTTGTTCCTGCCAACGACATAGGCGAAGCTCGCAAGAAGGTTGTTGACGCATTTGCAAACACAACTCTTGACTACGAGATTGCCACGCTCGACGAGACAAAGTATTTTGATGTGTTCTTGCACGACACTAACCATTCAGCCGAAAAGACAGACTAATGGGAATGTCGCTCGAACAGATGCGAGAGCTTGCCAACAATGGCGTGAAGCAGCGACGCAAACAACATGATGAAGAACATCAGATACAAGTTGCTTGCGTCCGCTGGTTCCGCCTTCAGTATTCCAAACTTAGCCTCAACCTATTTGCCGTACCAAATGGTGGGCGGAGAGACAAGGTTACGGCTGGCAAACTCAAAGCAGAAGGGGTGGTAGCTGGTGTCGCTGACTTACTTTTGCTCGTGCCATCGGGATGCTTCCACGGTCTTGCAATAGAAATGAAGACTCGCATCGGTCGGCAACGTGACTCGCAAAAGGAATGGCAGGAGTACATTCAGAAGCAAGGCTACAAATACGTTGTCTGCCGTTCGCTCGACGACTTTATGAGTGAAGTGAAGCACTACCTCCCAACTTGTAAATAACATTACTAACAACCATCTAATAAGTTTCTTATGAACTATTTCTCCCACGACAGCAATGCTCGTAACGACGAGCGCATCATCCGACTTCGCATGAAATACGGAGCTGCTGGGTATGGTGTATTCTTCATGGTGCTGGAGCGGATGCGTGACGCTACTGGATACATGTGCGCCACCGACTATAATGCTATATCCTACGACCTGCGTGTTGATGCTGAACTTATCCGTGCCGTCGTTGAAGACTTTGAGCTGTTCAAGTTCACCGACGATCACGCTTTCTTCTATTCGTCGTCTATGCTTAGACGCATGAAGCTGAAGGACGAGGTGAGCCGCAAAAGGTCTGAGGCTGGCAAACGTGGTGGAAGACCAAGAAAACCAAAGGTGATACCGTCCGCTCCAGAGTCCGACAAGCCTGTCAAGAACTCTTCGCCTCCTGCTGACACTCAAGACATCAAAGCTCTCATCGGTGAATATGAGCAGGAGTGTATGTGCATGAAGTTCCACATCAACCAGGCTGAACTCTCTAAACGTTACGCTCAGTTCATTCTCGACTGCCAATGTAGGCAGACAGAGCATAATGACCGACGAGACGCTATTAATCATTTTAACGACTGGCTGAGGATTGTACTCGAAGCCGAAACAAGAAAAGCAAATGAACAATCAGAAAGAACAAGCGCAGAGAATAAACGTAGAGGCGTTCAAGCAACAACTTCTCAACCGCAAGACTACAGCGGAGCGTTTTAGATTGCCGTGGCAATATGAAGCGTCAGTCGATGCTATCACAGCAGCTTACAAGGCTAATGTGGAGTTCAGACACCGCATTTATCATGACGACATTGCCACACAAGAGCATATCAAGGCTGCGGCACGGTGGCTCACTGCCGAGTGTCCTAAGTTCGGTATGCTTCTTTGTGGGCAGTGTGGCAATGGCAAGACTACATTGTCACATGCCATTCGTGACCTCGTATCGTGGATTTACAGACACGATTACAGCAACGATGGCTTATACATCAAGCAGGTGGATGCAAGGGAGATATGCGACGCTGCAAAGAACGATTACAAGACATACAAAGGTCTTTGCTCACAGCTCATGCTCTCCATCGACGATTTGGGCGTGGAGCCGTCGGAAGTGCTCGACTATGGTAACGTGCTAAGCCCTGTTATCGAATTGTTGAGCCGTCGCTATAACGCACAGCTCTTCACTATTGTCACCACCAACCTAACACCGAAACAAATTCGAGAACACTATGGCGAACGCATCGCTGACCGTTTCAACGAAATGTTTGAACGTATCGTGTTCGAGAACTCAACATACAGAACATTATAATCCATTCAATTATATAAACAACATGAAAGAAACAAAAACAATTCAGATTGAAGTGCCTGCTAACAAGAAGGCAGAGTGGCAGGAAGTAGACGGCAAGACCGTCCTCGTAATGGTTGACGAGAAGGACAACCGACCAGTGACTGAACGCATAAAGACTTTCGAGGATGCCTGCAACGAATTGGGCGAAGACAACCTTATGGTGCGTGTTTATCAGACATTAATCGCAAGAGCTGGTAAGACAGAACAGTCTCTTGCAGAATGGATGGGCAAGGACGTTGTTGCTTTTCTCAAACTGCGCATTATTACAGAAGCTCTCAATGAAGGCTGGCACCCGAAGTTTACTGAAGACGAATATCGCTACTATCCCTGGTTCTACATCTACACAAAGGAAGAGTACGACAACTTCTCTGAGGAGGAAAAGCGTCGCTGTGTCGGTCGTGCGAACGGCAATGCGAATGCGAATGGCGGTCTCGTCTACTCGAATGCGGCTAACGCTTCGTCGAATTCGTATACGTATGTCGGTGTGCGTCTTGCCTTCTCAACCAGAGAGCTGGCAGAGTATGCAGGCAAGCAGTTCATTGACATTTGGGCTGATTTCGTCTTCGAAATCAGCGACAAAGTGAATGAGAAAGACGATGAATAAAGGAAGATTAGCATTCTTCAATCTCGTTAAACAGATGCGACAAGCACAAAAGGACTTCTATTCTACCAAAGGGCAGGACTGGCAATCAGTCCGTAAGCCCCTTTGGGATAAGTCACTTGCGCTTGAAAAGCGAGTGGACGAATATATTGCACACGGAGACGCATACCTGCAACAGCATCAACCTTCTTTGTTCGATAAATAAATAAAGTAACTCATAAAGTCAAATTCTCTATTTTTGCAAACGACACCATGCACAGTATTCTGAACATAACTCGTCGCCCAGATGTAACGTTCTATCCAAATGGGCGTATCGACATCACCTCACGAATTGCAAAGGTGCTCAATCTATGCGAGGGCGATGTTATTGACATTGCCGTTAATGGATGCGAGTATCAGCTATATGTAAAACATAAGTCTAACTCCTACGTCGGCTCACACGAAGCAACTGTAAGACCTTCCAAAACTGGAAGTCGTAATTTCAGATGCTATTCCAAACGCCTCACGCATGTTATGATGCGGACACAAGGCTACGGCTTTAATGACGTGCTTCGAGTACCTGCTGGCGAGTGCATGACGTTCAACAACTACGGCTGCATGGTGTCGCTTCTTACGAGAATCAATCTTCAAAATAAGTAACGTATGATAAAGGAAATAAAGTATGGAGGCTACACGGTCTCACCTTCCGACTACGATTCGCCAGATGGCGACCTCGCTTTGTCTTTCAATCTCGTTCCAAAGAATGGTGAGTTGCATGGTATGCACACTCCCTCCACTATTGGCTCCCTGCAAAAGGGTGAGGAGTTGATTTTCATACACACGGTTAATGACAACACTAAGTTCCTCATTATCAAGAAAGACAAATCACTATACTACGGCAAGTTGGGCGAGGCTACTCGCACTATCATCAAGACGTATGATGTGGACACTATCAAGTGTACTGCCACTGGCAATGTGTTGTGCGTCTATGGAGCCGACTCCTTAGATCATTTTGTATATCTGCGTGGCAAGTATCGTCCTTTCAGTACTGCCGACTATGCAGTTACTCTGCAGTTCGGTCTCGACTCGTTAATACGCACACAATCGCAAGTGATTAACAGCGTGCTCAAAGACTCTAACGGCTCACCCGTGGCTACATGGGAGAATGTTGTATCGCAAGCCTATGAGGTAGGATATGGAGGGGTATCGGTAGCGTGTAATCTTTCCAAAGGTGTTGTATACAGAATAAAAGTCGCAAGGAAGACGGCTACTTCTACAATGTATTTCAATGTAACTCTCTATGATGCTGACGGTAAATGGTACGCACTGGATGGTGGTAAGGTAGGAGGCGACTGTGTATTTACCCCGACAATGGACGTTGTGCGAATTTACGTCTCCTTCCGTGCTAACTCCCAGGATGGTCCAATCTGGAACGGAAAACATGTAGGTACGATCATGGTTGATAAGCAAGTGGCTGTTATACAGCCAAGTGGCACATATCTCTATAACGCCATCGAGAGTGCAAATAATGCATTGCTTGGTCTTGCGAACACGTTGCTCGCCAACTGTCGAGACGGCAACAGATTTGCGCTGCCGTTCTTTGTCCGTTATGGTTTCAGAATGATTACTGGAGACATTATTACAGTGTCACCGCCTATTCTCATGGAGCCTAACACGGAGGTTACGCCTGTTATCGAATTGAGCGAGTTGAAGAAAGTCAACAGCGAGAGCATCTATTATAATGCGCTCGTCACGGCAAAGGCATACAGCTCCAAACTTATGTATCGTGTCAAGGATAAGGTGAAGCTGCAAAACCTTCTTGACATGGAAGACCTTGTCGACACTCTTGTTATTGCAGTGTCTGACCCTATCTATCTGTACAAGGAGGGCGCATCGCTCGAAGAGTGTAGGCAGAATATCTACGTTACCAACTCGGCTCCTGCCAACAAGACCTATTCGCTCAACGGCATCAAGAACATTGCAAGCACAGCTACAAGTTATCTCACGCTTCCTCACTTTGATAGCTACGAGGAGAAGGTGTCGGGTGTGTCTGCCTTCAAAATCATTAAGGAGATTAAGAAGGACGAAATATCCATGAATGACAACTTTGTTGATGTGCCTTTGGATGCCGAGGTACTCAAAGGCTTGTCGGGAAATACATCGCTTCTGGCTGACAATACAGAAAACCTTGCCACATACAACGCTAAATATGCCATGTCTTACAATCAGCGTGAGCACTGGGTGGGTATCATTGAGAGCGAGTTTGTTGGCTTCGACCTCGATGCCATGTGTGGCTTTGTACAGACCCAAGAGCATGACGCAAACTACAAAGTGGGCATTGAGCAGCGTGAAAGCGAAGCTCTGCAATATGCTGTAAGAGGTAAGAATACCCAGTCGTCGGCTAACAGACGTTGGTTCTTCTACACCAATTCTAAGGCAGTCGAAGCTACCATATACGAGAATGGCAAGCAATACAAATACGAACTGCAGGCGCATCCTTTCCTTAAAGGTGCATACCGATTTGGCGACCCTGTGGCAACTGGCGACGACACCAATAATGGATTGTCACTCCCTCGTTCTGTCATTTCTACCAACAAGGACAATATGGTGTTCGTGTCGGTGCAGGGCAATCCCATTATGATTGAGCAGCGTGTGCGTGTCGGTGACGGCATATTGTATGCTGCCGCTTCTAACACTCGCCCTATCACTCGCAACCAGTTCGGACAATCGCCTCTTTATGTCTTCTCTTCTGATGGTATCTGGGCAATGGAGGTGGCGAACGACGGTAGCTATTCGGTTCGTCAGTCGGTATCTCGTGATGTCTGCAACAACATCAAGAGCATTACACCAATAGACAGTGCCGTGCTCTTCACTACCAAACGTGGCATTATGATGCTTTCGGGCACCGATACTCAGTGCATATCTGAGCCTATCAACACGAACACTCCATTCAACATCTTGTCTCTCGGTAATACGTTAAGAACATACCTCGCTGACAATGATTATAAGATGTTAGACATTGTGCCATTTACTACGTTCATTCGCAACTGCCAAATCATTTACGATTATGTAGACCAGTTGCTGATAGTCTTCAGCGAAAAGTGCGGATATGCTTATGTCTATTCTATTGAGGAGAAAAAGTGGAGCCTCATCGAGTCGAAGCTGCTCTACGCTGTCAACTCTTATCCCGAAGCATGGGCGGTTGAGGAGAAAAAGGAGAAATTGAGCATCGTCAACTTCTCTGACGTGGCTATTGATAAAACTCCAGTAAAGGGGATGCTTGTCTCTCGTCCGCTCAAACTCGAAGCTCCAGACATTTTGAAGACTATCGACACGGTGATCCAAAGAGGTATGTTCCGAAGAGGACACATCAAGTCTATATTGTTTGGCTCTCGGGATTTGTTCAACTGGCAGTTGGTCTATTCGTCCACCGACCATTACTTGCGTGGCTTCCGTGGCTCGCCTTACAAGTATTTCCGCATAGTCCTGCTATGCGACATCTTACCCGATGAGTCGTTGTATGGTGCTTCCATACAGTTCCAGCTTCGTCTCGTCAATCAACCACGATAGCCAAAACAAAAGAGAGCAACCATAATGGCTGCTCTCTTTTTGTATTCGTTAGAATGGGGTCTGTGTCCTTCTTACTCTTTTGGTTCTGAAGTTCACGGCTTCCTTCATCGCTTCAAGCATTTCTTGCTCCTTCTCTTTCCACTTCGGTGCTGATGGGGGATTGGTTATGCTCATCCAGTCTGCCAATACACGACACACCATGTACTCATGTATGTATCTTACAAGCAAGGTTACGGTGGTCTTGCTGTAAGCGTCGGGTACAAGCAACTGTATCTCGTAGTCCTGCGACTTGGTCTCCTCGGGCTTCTCGTTGGTAAACACCTCGTCGTCTCCTTCGTCGGATGGCTCCTCGTCGTAGACCACTGAGGGCATGTTGTCCATTTCTGTCACTTGCTCCACATCTTGTTTTGTGTATGGGAAAAGAGCTTCTACACTCTCTGCATAGGCAAGGTCAAGCACTTTTGTCACCCTGTCAATATTGCCTGTCTCGCCAATGTCCTGCACTTGGTGACGGTCGTGTTCCGTGTTCACCTGCATAACATCGCCCTCAACGTAGGCATAGTTCTTGATGTCATACAGCAGCTCACTACGTTTGAAGAGCAGCTTCACGGTCTTGGTGCGTGCCGTCAGTCCTGTGCTGGTGTAACGGTTCTCGTCCATGCCTTACGCCACGGTCGTGCGTGTCGGACGGCTGCGCTTGTTGGCTGCTTCACGCAACTGCTCAAGGTTGGCGGCAGCAAGGGTGATGTAGTCGCCTGCGTCGTTCTTGTTGGTAATGGTGAACCAGTCGCCTATGGCACTGTTCACAAGATACTGATGCAATGCCGAACTGATAGTGTCGTTACCTGCACTGTTGTAGTTCGGGGGCATGTTCAGAGATATGGTGAGGTTGCTTGTGGCACTCAGCAGCTTGTCGTTGGCACTGGTGCCTGTCTCGTTGATGAACTCGCTTAGCTTGGTCTTCAAGTTGGCGAAGGCATTACCGATGGAGCGCAATATCTGGTTTGCGTTCTCGTCGTCATCATTGGCTTGCATATTTGCCACCTCCTCATGGTTCGTGCCGTTGGTACGGCTTCTGCCTGTAAGATAGGTCTTGTTCTGCACGTCGTAGATAAGCTCCGACATATACAGAGTGATTGCAATAGTTTTCTTTGCCATTTCTATATTATGTTATTGGTTATACTCTCATTCAGAACAGACGGTAGCCGAAGATTACACCCAACGTCGGCTGTACCTCGCCTTTCACATTCACGCCTGCTCCAACACCTACTACGCATCCCCATCGTCGTCGCTTCTTCTCTATGTATAGAGTCTTGGTCACGATGTCGGTGCGTCTGAATATGTTGATACTGTCAAGGTGTGGCTCATAACCGCTTACCCATGCTGTGTATTCGTCCCCTTCATACTTCTTCTGCACTATTGGGATTATCACTGCTGCGCTGTCATTAGGTGGCTGGAATACTTTGTCGGGTGATGTGTCGTTCACAACAAGTTCCTGGTGATGCTCACCACTGCCTTCTCGCTGCTCCTTTGCAGTCGGCAACCAACGAACAATGTGATTCGTTGTTGCGCTGTCATTCGCCACTGGTGATGCAATATACACTGTGTCCCATTTGGTGATGGTGGTCTGCTTCTCTTCCGTCACATTGCCTACGGCACGGTCTAAGACAAATGCTCCTACAACGTAACCTAAGACAAAGCCGAAGAGCACCACTATCAACATTACAAAGAAGTCGTTTAACTTTTTCTTTTCCATAATGCTTCGTGTTTATTGGTCGATGAAGTTTAAGATGCCGTCTCGGTGAAGGGCAACAATACTTTGCTTGCCTTTCTCGCTGAGGAGGAATGACACGTCACGTTTGTTGTCCATGAAAAGGTTTTCTGTCAGAACGGCTGCACATGCGGTATGCTTCAGCACAAAGAAGTCTGCCTCCATATCCTTGTCGCCATCGCTCTTGTCAGTACGGATAGGGGTCTGCTTGCTGCTATACGAGCCGTCCTTCTTGCCTTCCTCCATGATTTCGGCATAGCCACTCAGATGTTTCTCGGCTGCTTCATACAGACGTTCTGCAAGGGTTTCACTAACGGTCGTACCCTTACTGGTGTAGGCACACCAACCGCCTGCAAGCATCCACTTGCCTTCTCCGCCTGCTGCATTGACGTGTATCGAAACGTACAGACACTTGTCTTTGCCATACTTCTTGCAAAGATTGTTCACAAAGTTGCAGCGTAGACGCAATTCCTGCTGTTGGGGAAGGGGCACAACGTCCTCGGGCATGTCTACATACACTACACAACCTCTGGCTTCCAAAGCGGTGCGCAGTCGGTTCACTATCTCTCGACTGTAACGATACTCTTCCAGCGAATTGTCGGGGCTACGTTTGCCACCAACATTCTTACCGTGTGCTGTTCCTAAGATTACTACTTTCATGATTTTTGTAATTTATGGTTTGAATAAAATTTTATGCAGTAGGGGTGTGGTTATGTCGGCACTACACGAGTGGGCTTCTTACGGTAGTATATCTTCCGCATAACATCGTCTATGGCTCCAACAGCATCTGTGCCGTAGCTCTCGCTCTCGCCTTTGTTCGTAAACTTGTACCACTTCGACACTATCATTGCTACGAAGTAGGAGAACAGGGAGGTGCCGATGCTGCCGTTCAGCGACTCGTCATAGCTGTTGCTCAACTCCAGCTTCACAACGTAGTTCTTGTCAAGTTCCACACCATGACTCACGGGCTGGTCGCTTACAGACACCAAGAAGGGTTTGAACTGCTCCGTCGCTCCGTTGCAAGCCTCAACCCAAAAGCGTTCAAGCATCATGCTGTCGTCGTCAGTAGTGAAGATGCGGTCGTAGGCTGTTGCGTCGCCTTGCATCTTCTGACCTGTGTACGAGGTGGTCTTTGCCACCTCGTCATACACGTTTGCTTTGTTTACTGTCAGTTCTATTGTCTTCATAATGCAAATTTAATGGTTGTCACACGCTCTTTACTTTTATTTATTTCTTCGATAGGTATTCGGCAATGGCTTCCGCTATCTCCTTCGGGTCGCTTCGGTGCGCTGCTATGGCTTTGGCAAGTGCGCCTACTTCCTTCATTTCCCTACTCTCCTTTGCGTCGGCTGGCTCCATGATGCTCTTTATCTCAATGGTAGCAACAAAGAGCACGGCTATCAGCGTGAACAAGGGGAACGTGTACAGAGTCCAGGAGTTGAAGATATGCAGGAACACGAAGCCTGCTATCTGAACGGCATCCAGTACCATCATGGCAAGGATGGCGTTGTAGTATCTCGATAGCTTCTGTATCGTGCGTTGCATCTTGTCGCTCCGTATGCGGTCGCCTCGGGTGTGCGCCTTTCTGATACCTGCCCAGAAGTCAAGGGCTATAAAAAAGAGTGGTGTGATAAGCAGTCCCACCATAAGGAACATAACCACTATCAACTGTTCTGAAATTGTGTAGCTCATAGGTTTAACGTATTAATAGTTTTGTAACACTACCGAGGGCTGCTCCTAATACGGTAAGTCCCCAGTCTATCCAGTCCCATTCTCCTCCCCAGCTTTTGTCCTTAAACTCCAGCGACGAGGCTGCAATAACACCTGCATACATACCGCAGTATGCGCTGTCCGAACACACTCCGATAGCATAGCCGCCTGCAAGGTGTCTTAAGCGGTTGCTCTGTTTGAGCCATGCAAAAATCTTTTTCATAAATAATAGGTTTGGGTTTAACAATCTTCTAACAGTTTCTCGTAGTCTACGCTGTCTTTCTCTTGCCAGCCTGCTTCTAAGCACGCATTGACGTGGCACACCATGCCTTGATAGAAAGCGTCGAGTTCTTCCTCGGTGTTCAAGCTGATCACCGTTGATGAGGTCTCTCCTTCAGCAATGTTGTCGTACACTCGTATCTTGACTGGAAGGTTCTTGCTGATATAAGCGTTTGCATAGTTACGCTGATTGGCATCACTAAGCCACACTTGTTTACCTGCCCACTCGTAGCCACTGACAATCTTTGCGTCGGTCAGTCCGTTCACATGAGTTTCTATCACTTCACGCAGTTCACTGACACTTGGCTTGTGGTCAAACCTCGCACGGTAGTTGTAGCCGTTGCCGTTCTCTTCACCATAACCGAAGAAGAGAATATAGCTTCTTGACGACACTCTCACTACTCCGTCCTGCCGTTCTTTTGCTCCAAAAATCTTTTCCATTGCCTTTCGTTTTTATGGGTTACTAATTGAAGGTATAGCGCACGCCCTTGCCGAAACTCTCCATGCCAATGGTGGTACCAAAAGGCAATACCTTTCGTTCTTTTGCTAAGCGAAGAAATTGCAACTGACGTTTGTCCGATGTGAAATACTTGGCTTTCGTGCCATTGTCAAACTGGAATTGTACCAGTGTGCGGTTTCCGTTCTCTGTGCGTACATCTTCCTCAAAGTCAAGTATGACGATGTGAAGGTTTACCAGAGTGCCAAGTTTCACTCGCTCGCCAACAAATTGCTTCTTGCCGTCTTCGGGTTGATACACTAAACCGAGGTTCTTAAACTCTTCCATATCTTTTCTCTTGTCGATTATCGTCTGCATAAGGTGTCTGCAATTTCCCCATTTTGCCATGCCGTAGAAACTACCAATCAATTTGCGCCTTCTGCTCCTGCTCTTCACCTTTGCCATGTGGCGTGCAAAGCGTTGCTTGGTGCGCTTCCTTATCCTCGCCTTGTCTCCGTCATAAACGAAGCCGAGGAAGTCGATGCCTTCACTCAATGGACGGATGGCTTCACTGGGCTTTATCTCGAGTCCTAATGCCTCTGCTTCGGCATGTAGTTTCTCTCGTAGCCACCAAAGACGTTTCTTTGTCTTTGCCAGTATCAGAATGTCGTCGCAGTAACGGTAGTAAAACCTTGCTCCGTACTTCTCTTTCATCCTGTGGTCGAGTTCGCTTAGCAGCAGGTTGCCGAAACATTGTGACGAGCGAAGACCGATTGACAATCCTTTGGGCATCAGCTCTATAAAGTTGTCGAGTATCGGTAACAACACTTTGTCCTTGATGTATCGTCGTATCACCTGCTTCATCAGTATCTGACAGATGCTCTCGTAGAACTTACGGAAGTCGCTTTGGAAATAATAGCAACAGTCTTCCATGTTGTGACGAATGTCGGAACGCATCTTCCTAAATAGCTTGTGCATTCCTCTGCCTTTGATACTGGCGCAACTCGTAGGGATAACAGTCGGATAGACGTAGCGTTCTACTACTCGCATCACAGCGTTACAGCCGATGCGCTCTTCCACTGGTGGCGACTGTACCTTTCTAATCTTGTTGCCATCCTTAACCTCAAACTCCTCAAACCGTGTAATCCTAAAGCTGCCGTTTCCGATGGTTGTAGCAAGACGGTTGATTATCTCTTCTTTCTTGCTTCTGTAGTATTCCTTCGACCATTTCGATAGGTCACAAGTCACTTCATCAAACGACGCTTCAAGATTACTTCGGTCGATGATTTCATTTATGAGGTTGCCATATCTCTTCATTGGCTTATTGATTTCTTCTCGTTCCGCAGTCGTTAAGGCTTTCACCTGCATTGCTGCATCTACTCTCCTATGATAGACTGCACCCTTGTCATGTTTCCGCTTTCCTGTCCATAAAGACAGCTTTTGCCGAGGCTCCGTCCTTTCGTCGGCAGCAATGCCCATACATGGGCGACGCTGGAGCGACGATGTTATTCACTCCAGAAGGTGTGGAGTGTTAGGGATAGTTGGCAAGACGCACACCGTTATTCGTATTCGAATTCGACGAAGCGTTATTCGCATTCGAGTAGACGAGACCGCCATTCGCATTCGCATTGTTGTTCGCACGACCGACACAGCGACGTCAAGGACTTCCGCCTTTGTTTTGTTTCCACGGTTACGGCTACGTTTCGACGCTTCCGTTTCCGTTTATTCAGACGATTGGATTATTTATTTTTATTGTTTGTTATATTATTTGATATTCACTATATGCTGCACATGGGCGGCTTTTCTGTTATGGTGGTCGGGTCGGGTTGACAGCCGACCTCTCCATTCTATTGCTTTTTCGTATCATCATATTCTTCCAAGTTATTTTCAATCAGTTTGTCAATCTCAGCATCGTTGCTCAATGTTCCAGAGAAGGCAAGACGCACACCGAAACTCGCATACGAATACGACGAAGCGTTATTCGCACTCGAGCAGACGAGACCGCCATTCGCATACGCAACGCCGTACGCACGACCGACACAGCGACCTGCTGCACCTGAGTACCATGTTCCTGCACAGAAGCATGTCACCCACTTGCTGTTATCGTTGTTTACTGAGCTTGCGAGTATGTCACAGAAGCGACCAAGCCTTATTCGGGCAATGTTATATCCACTTTGAGTAGGATATGGCACCACTCGTTCAGTATCAGTGTGTGGGTCGTAGATGTGGGCGTTGCCGTCCACGGTTCCTACTTGTGAGCGTTTGCTTGCCTTCCACTCCTTGAATGTGCTTATGTTTACACCTATGAAGTCCATAACCTCCCAGTTGCAGGCAATTGCTCCTTCCACATTCCACACCTTGTTTGCACCGCTTTGTACACCGTTCATAGTGTCCATGCCTGCCTTGTCTTTGCTTCCAGTGGTGTACTGTACGCCAGTGCCGAAGCCGTAAACACTTTGGTCGTCACGGTTGCCACTCCAGCACAGCGAGAGTATGGCAAGTATCTTCGACTGCTCGTAGCTTATCGAGTGATAGCCCTTACCTCGCATACGGCATAGGTTCAACATGTCTTGGTAGGTGTAGTTCATTGCGCCTACTGGGGTTGATGTTGGGTTGCCTTCATCGTCGTAACTCCACTCTATACTGGTGTTCTGAGTACCATTGCCGCATCTTGTCTTCTTACCAGAGAGACTTCTTGCTCTTACAAGGTCGTCCACACTCATGCCATAAATACCCACCAAGTCTGCCTTGTGCTCTACCCAGCCTGGCTCTATGGCTTCAATGTCGTCGCTATCCACGGCAAACACTTCCTTTGTTTGGTCTATGCTACTTAGACAGGTGAAGTAGAACCATTTGGCACCACTCGGAACGTCACGGAAGAGATAATCATCTTCTAAGAAGTCAAGAGGTGACATCGCTGTACCTGTGACAGATACTTGCGCCTTCTCGATTACTACGTCATCGTCGCCTATGAACACACCACCAAACATAGCGTTATTCAAACCGTAGTATCTTACCTGCTTCATGCCTCGCACATCTATGCGGTACACTGAACAGCTCGCTACTGACGACATCACGTCTTCGGTGAAGGGCTGACCTACTGTTACAGAGTTGAGAGATATGCCGACACCTACTCTGTAGATGAGTCCTGCAAGTCTGCCACTGATTTTCTCTGTCCATGATGCCACTGGCTCCTCGGCTCCATAGTTCAGCAGGATATGCTTCTCTTGCACCTTGATGTCATTGATGCCCTTGTACCAGAAGTGACAGAACCTTGCCAACGAGTCGAAGCCTTGTCCCAAGTTGTCGGTGTAGTCATAGTCTGTGCCATCGTGATACTTGGTGTTGTCGCTCTTCTTCAAGAGTTTCATCGTTACGGCACTGCCGTCTCTGTTGGGTGTTGCCTGCACTGGCACACAATAGCGTCGTATGATGTTGATGTAACCACTGGGGACGTACTTGTTCTTGTACTTGTAGCCTGTCTTGTTGTCCTCATTCGTAATGTTCTGAGGGTCTGGCTCGAGGTCACTCATTGTATACTGAGAGTAGAGCGCATTGTGGAGTTCAAGCTCGGGGAAGTAGTTCTTGTATGTGTTGTACAGACTTTGTTCTATCATCTGTGTCAAGATGTAGCGTCCAGTCAGTCCGTCACACTTGTCTTTCAACTCGCTGCCTATGCCTCTTGCACCAGAGTCAATGAGCGACTGCAGTAGCGTTGTGTCGCTACGCACATTGCCCAATTTGCAGCTAATCTCTGCTATCCTCGCACCGCCACTGATTGCATCTTTCAGCATAGTCATGGTGTCGATTTTGTCACAACCTCGTATCTCAAACCTTGTCACGTCGCTCATGCCGCCTATCGTCAGACCGCCATTAGGATATGTCAGTAACGGTAGGTTCACAAACTGCAATGAGGTCATGGTCGAAGGAAGGTGAAGCACGCTGATAGGAGCACTCTCCGCAGGGGTGAAGGTCTTTAAGCTGCTGCCTTCGGCAAGCACTTCCTTTAGACGAGGGCAATTCTTTGTACTCAACACGGCTATCTTCGTGTTTCGTATGTCGATACGTTTCAAGAACGGCATCGTTGGCAAGTTCAAGCCTGTCAGAAGTCCAGTGGTGTAGGCTGGGCTGTATGCTTCGCCTCCTACTATCAACTCTTCAAGCAACGTGCAATACTCCAGCGAGAAGCCGTCCGACTTCGGGGTACACTTGGAAATGTCGAGCTTTGCAAGTTTGCTGGCTCCGAAGATGTATATCATCTTACCGCTTTCTTGCGCATCGCTAACACGCATAGTATAGCTCTCGCCTGCAAGCAGGTGGCACGAGTCGGCACACATATCCGCTCTATCCTCACCAAGTCCGAAGAAGCCGTCTTGCGCTGCCGTGATGGTTATCTCTATCTTGCCCATCATACGAGCCTTGAATGGGTTTGTATAAAGGTCGCCAACTTGATACTGACCATCGCAGAACTCGAAACGCTTCCGCTGATAGTCGGGGAGGTCATCGAGTCTAAGACCATGCAGGGCGTAGAAGTACTGGTCGGATGCTTTGGAGTTCTGAACATACTTACGCTCACCATCGAATGATGAGATAACCTTTGCCCACTTCTCCAGTCGCTTTGTTACCCAGTAGTAGTAGCAACCGCTTGCGCTGAATGGCTTGATGTTGTTGTAGGTCACAGAGCGCATGGCTCCTGCTACTTGGCTTAGTGTAACGGTGCTGCTTCCTTCGTCGTCAAGCCAGAAGGCTCCTGCCTTGTAGGTCTGTTGGAACAACACGCTATCCCAGCCTTGATAGAGGTGGCTCGTGCGTGCATCCATATCCCAGGGAATGGTAAGTCCGCAGTCGTTGTCACTGCCGTCTACGCAGTCTCCGTCATACCAGTGGTTCAGATACATTCTCACTCGTCCGTCGGTGTCCAAGTAGAAAGCTATCATCATGTTCTTGCTTCGTTGGTCTACGGATGCTTTGTAGTCACTGGCTACGGTGTAGCATAGTGCGCTGAGTACGTTGGCTTCCTTATGCAGTTCCTTCTCCCACTTGGCAAGGCGGTTTGCTGTGCTGCCGCTAACGGTATCACCGTTGATGGTGATGTCTCCGTCGCTCTCGGTGAGATGGTGGTTACACTGCTGGCAGAACGACAACCATTTGTACAGACGGTAAGGCACCTTTTCGCCTGCCTCGTACTTCTCGTTCAAGTCGTCGTCGTCGGGATAACGGCTTTCGTAGTAGCTCATCCATATTGGTTTGCCGCTGCTCTCGTCCACACGCATCATGTCTTCGACACTGTTCACGCCCTGCATCCAGTTCAGATAGTCGTATTTCAGAAGCTCGTAGCACTCAACTGGGTTCACTACTCTACCCGTAACACTCCACTTGTTGGTCTGCTTGTTGAAGGTCATGGTGCCAGTTGTCTCTATCCAGTTACCGCCCTTGTACTGCATGTAGTAGTCGTCACTGGTCTTATATACTGTACCCCAGTCAAGCTCCGACACGTTGGTTGCAAGCAGCTCGGCTTTGCTCTGCACGGTCTCCGTCGGCTTATCAACGGCTCCCACTTCTTCCATCTTGCCGCTGCCGTCATTCTCAATGACATGGTATTTATCTCCACACCATTCACTAAGCACATAGATTGTGCCTGCAACGAGCTTTGATGTGTCGCTCAATACCTGCTGCTTCAAGTCGGAAAGACTCTGCTCTTTCGTGGTTACAATCTCCTTGAAGTCGCCATAGTTTAGGCAGGAGGCATTGTAACCTTTCACCTTTTGGAAACCGTAGAAGGTTGCGTCGCCCTTGTCTGCATTGAAGTTGCCTTTGGCATGGAAGTATGCTTTGGCTGGGTCGCAAGCGTCGGTATGGCTCATTTGGTGGTCGGTACGGAACAGAGCACATGGAATACTGTCGATGCTCGTCATTATCTTGAAATCGCCCTCAGAGTATATCTGTGCAGGGGTCATGTACTTTTCGCCCATTGCTATCTGGGTGTCGTTCATCAGCTCCATCATGGCTCCGTTATGAGCACCGCAGGAGTCTGAATAGTCCACCTTGATAGTGGTGATGTCGGTGTACTGACCGCCTTCTCTTACTTGGAGCTTGTTCTTCTTTGCCATCGAAGCTGCCAAGTCATACTTAGCAAGTACTTCTTCATTGCCAGGGAACATTGCGGCTATCTCTTCTCTTGTGTACATCATGCGCATACCGCCCTTGTTCTTCTTGTGCTTTCCCTTCTTGTTTTTGATAGGACGAAAAGAAGAGGTGGTACCTTGATTTGAGGTCGGGTCGGCTGTGATAATCACGTTCTGCCATGGTCGGTCGGGGAAGTAGACGTACCAGTCCAAAAGGAACGTGGTCTTCTTGTCTCCGTCAAGACTCTCCAAGTGGTCGGGATAGTTCTCCGCAACGTCGGCTGTGTCGGCATTTTTAGTAAGCACTACGACGCAGAGTCCTGCATCTAAGCACTTCTGCATACTCGGCATGTCCTTTGTCACGCCTTCGGCTTTCTGACTCACGAGCACGTCGTTCTTCTCATACTCGCTGATCATCGCCTCGGTGTCGGTCAAGCCTACGAGGTAGTTGTCAAACGCCTGCTTGAACGTATAGTAGGTGTTCCACATCTTCAAGCTGTACAGATAGATGTCGGCATCCGTGCCGTCCCATTCAAGAACTGCTTCCGATACTGCAAACTGTCCTGCAACGTAAGGCACGGCTCCTGCCTCGTCTCCGTCCTTGAACACTTTTATCATTCCGATACCACCGAAGGGGGCTATGCTTGTCGGCTCCACAACGATGTCGAAACGGTGGACGGCATTAACAGAGTATGGTACGGTGCATGATGTCTTGCCGTCCGTGGTGTCACCATTGGTATATACAACCAGTTTCTCACCAGTTAGCACAAAGCCCATCTTCTCGCCTGCACATTTCATGAGCACTGTATTACGGTCGGCTACGTTCTTCACTTGGGTGGTGAAGGTCAGTGCACTACCGTTGGTCTCGATTGCGCTGTTGGAGTATGGCTTGATGTTACTTGTTGCGGTCACGTCCTCAGCAATACGCAATGCCATGCGTCCTTTGTCTGCATCGGTGCCATAGTCACTGGTGCCGTAGCTGTCCTTCACAAAGCCGTTGCTCGAATAGTTACTGCCCTTGACAAAGATTTCTACTTCTTTGCCGTCTGACGTGGTGGCGACAATACGCTTGTCGGTGTCGGTATTGCTTCGGCTCGTCATGTCGATGCCGAACAATGCACCTGCCGTCTCTGATATATCGACGAGGCTTCCTTCTACTGTATTCACGCAATCTTCTGGCTGAACAGAACTGCCACACTTGGCACGCACTTTCAGCTCGTCGCCTTGATTGTAGGTCGTCAGTCGCTTGCTGATGGTGTATGTCTGGTTGCGGTTCATGGCTTTGGAGCCAATGGTCTCCTTAGTGTGCTGCGTAGCGTTCTCCAGTTCTATCTCAACCGTCGGAACTGACAAGTTGCGCTGATAGCAGGCTACATCAATGTCGATGCTTTCAAGAAGTTTCTTCTTGCCGTTGCTGCCGTCACTCCAGCGTGCAAGCACGATAGGGGTGTTGTAGTCGCTCAACGTGTCGTCTTGCTGTATAACCATTACTGAGGTGTGAAGCACGTTGCCCTTTACGCCACTCGACACGTCTTCGCCTTGTATGCGTATTGCATAGGCTCCGTGTGATAGCCCAGCAGGGTTTATAAGCACACCATGCGAATAGGTGTCGCTGACGGTGATACTCTGCAGCAGCTTCCATTCACCATCACGATACATCTCCACTTTAGTGAGAATACCCTTGTCGCTTGAGTTGTTCGGAAACTTGAACATAGGGATATTCTTGGCATTGCCGTTCACTTCAAGAGAGGTGTCCTTAGTGTAGTTAAGGGTCTGAACGCTGACGCACGTCACATCGACTGCTATCAAACTCAAATTCTTTGTGGCTGTGTTACCGCTATCATCGGTTATCACGGCTTGCAAATGTATCTCGCCTGCACTTGTGCCAAGACTGCTAAGGTCGAAGCTGAAGGAGAAATCTTCGTTGCTTGCGCTCGATGCCTTCTTGGGTTCAAAGGTGGCGACGGTCTTCTTGGTGGTACGGTTGACGAACGCAACCTTCATGATGCTGTTGTAGTTCTCCATGCTGCCCACCTTAGTCACACTCATAATGGACGCTTCGGCTATGAACGTACCGCCTGCCTTTTCGTACAATGGGTTTTCTTTCCACTGCACGGCAATGATGGTTCCACTACCGCCACCACTTCCAGTGCCTACGGCAAACTGCTGCTCGTCGCCAATGGTGTCACCTGCCGAGTTCACCATAGCGACCTTTATAACGCCTTCGGTTTCTGTGTCTACCTTCAAGTTCGTGGGGATGAGGTTATAGCCGCCACCAGTGGACAGGGCATCCTCACCGCCTTTCTCTAAGGTGTCTTTGGCTGTCAGCTTGCCGCCACCGCCAAAGTCTTTCCATAGACCTACTTCTTTGAAGTCGCTTATCTCGCCCTGGAACTGCTTGGTCTCCATTTCGTTCTCACCAGTCTTGTAGCTTATCACAAGTCCTCGCTTGGCATAGTTCACGCCTGTCTTCTGCTGATAGGCGATAAGCGCATCTACTGCGCTGCCTAATGTATAGGCTCCGCCAGTAGGCGTGCCGCAAAGCTCGTCAATGACAAGGTGGGTTTCGCTTCCTGCTGCGAGCGAGCCGAAGTCTTTCCAGTTGTCGGTGTCAAACCAGTTGTTCTCGGTTACTGTCTTTCCAACATATTGGTAGGTCTTCCAAATGCCTGCGCTCAACTCGAAGGAAACGATAAGACCGCTAACGGCTTTCTCGTCTTTCCATGCTGCATGGATGGCACTCATGCTCTCGTTGTCGCTGTCGCATAGCACATAATAGCCACTTATTGGCACCTCGGTTGTGGCGTTGAAGATGCTTGCAGGAGTGTTCTTCGGGGCAATGGCTACCATGTCGCCACCCTTCCAAATGTAAGGAAGGCAGTTTGTAAGGTCAAGGTATAATTTGCTCCTGTCTGCTTGGGTTTTCATCCAAGATACTTTATACTGACCTGCGACTCCATAGCTTTCTCCTCTGAAGAGTTCCTTTGTGTTCGGTGCATACCAATAAGCTCCTTCTGTTGCAATTGGAGTTAGAACAAGCTGACCACTTTCACTTGAGGCGGTTCTGTTGTTCATCCAATAGTTTACTGGAATTATCTCGTCAAATTCATCGGGGATTATTGCCGAGTCCAACTTGCCGTCGCTGCCTATCTCCGCAACGTCTTTTGCCTGCAACTCTTTTATCTTCTCTGAAAGCTCGTTGAAGCGTTCGGCTGTGATGCCAAGACTTACAAGGTTGGTGCCGTCATATCGGTAGATGTCGCCTGTCAGAGTATTGTGAAAGATGCTGTACTGGGTCGGGGTTACAAAATCATCCGTGTAGTCATTCTGATTAGTCCAACTATCATAAAATTGGGGAAGATGCAAATCACCGTCACTTGGGGCTAAGACACAAGCAAGAAACTTCTTATGCACAGTGTCCCACACGATATTGTTCCATTGGGATGTTCCTGCCTTTATGATTTCTACATTTGAGACAAAGCCAGCAAATGGGGCAAACTTCAACTTCTTACCAACGGTTGTTGCAATAAGAGTTCTCAGACTGCTGTCTATTTTACCTATCTCGGTTTTTCTGTTTGTATTCTCCTGCTGCAAGGTTGTGACATTGCTCTCGATTGTGCTGATCCTGCTCCAGTCGAGGCTATCTATACCGCCTGTCTGCCCAGTGTTTTTCCATACGCCTTCTTCGGCACACAGATATACGGTCGCAGGGATGGTGTTACCAACGGTTGCCCACATGCCAACTTCGGGATTGGGGTACTTAGCTTGCAGGGCTGAAAGACTCTCAAACAAACCACAGTTGGGTTGCTTGACGGCTTTTGCACGCAACACTCCGCCTACTATCAAGTCGTTGTTTACAGAAAGGTCGCCCTCAACGGTCTCCAGCTTGCGAGCCGTAGAACTGGTAACGGTGTTTGCGTTCTCCCATATCTGGTCGTACTTGTTCCAGCGATGCTTAACACCGTCTATGGTAAGGAAATCGCCTTCCTTACCGCCTTCGGGATATTTCGCCCACACAGCGTCAATGGAGCTGAATGAGCCTAAGTTATTGATGTCGTTCATTTCATCAGTTCATTTGCTATGTTAGACATGCTTGCTGCTAAATCGGTTTGCCCTGTGCTTAATGCTACAAGGTATGCCGTGTAATACACAATGGCTCGGTAGAGTTTCTCGCACAAATCTATACCGCCTTTCTCTATGCGTGGAAGGGGTATGTATCGGGCACGTTTCAAAAACACTTTTGAACCGCCAGTGCAGGAATAGAACTCCAACACTTGACCTATTGGTTGGGTCGTTATGGCGACGATGGGTTTCTGGGGACAACCACGGATGCCTGGATAACGGCTTTGCTGCTGCGCATACAAGGGGTCGTCCTCACTAATGGCTACTGTCACGGCTCGGCTCCAGTCGCTCATCTGAAAGGTAACGAGGCGCATGAAGTCGTCGGGCAATGCTATGAAGCCCATGCCATAACCCACACGGCTCTTCCAACCGATACTCTCACCAAACGCCTTGCCTCCGTCCAATAGGTACGAAGGAGCTTGGTTCTCTACGATGCGTGCTGCATCGACTATCTTGCTCTCGATGATTTCCTCCAAAGAAAGTGTGTCGATGTCGCCAGTTGCCAACAACTGGCTACTGGTCATGTTCTGGTCGAGCGCAATGCGGATTTCACGCTTCAACTCACTAACCTCGTATCTCATGTTCGTTTTCTTAGGGATGAATAAAAAGGGACGGCTACTCTTGCAATGCGGCAGGTTTCATGTGCCGTGCTGACAGTAATAGCACCGCCCCTCGTTACTATTAACTACTACTCGATGCCACGGAACACGATGTTGTGCTCTTCTGCTGCACGAAACACACTTACATTACTACGAAGGCTGCTTCGGGCAATGCCAAAATTCTCACAGAGATAATCACGAGCATCGTCAATGTCTGTAACGTCGATGATTGCCTTGCCGTCGGCTGTTACGGTTGCCTCGCTGTCTTCTACTGTTTCTGCTTCCGTGTCATCAGTAGACTCCTCATTGTCGGCTGGCTCCGTCTCTTCATCGTTGATGGGGTCGCTCATAGGCTCCTCATCGTCGGCTGACGCTGCTGCTGGTGTCTTTGATGTGCCGTCAGCATCAAGAGCTGTTCCTGCAATGGCACTCGCTGTTGCTGCCTGTCCACCTAAATGGTTTCCTTCATTGGCGTGCTGACCACGGACAAACTCTTTGAACTTGCCTGTTCCCTCTATCTCTCGAAGGAGGAATATCTTGCCACTCTTGAACTCCTTGCTGTTCTCTATGATTGCCTGTGTCATAGGGTTTTGAGTTGTGAACTCGGCAGGTGTCACGCCATAGCCTGTAAGACTGCCTCCGCTGAAATGTACTTTCACCGTAGCCTTACCGCATTCAATGAGTGCAACCCATTCCATGTAGCCCCTAACTCCATAAGTTTTTCTTTTTGCGTTCATACTTTATTCTATTTTTTGAATGTGCGATACCAACAAAAAAAGGGGCGGACGGTGTGACCCATCCGTCCCAGTGTTGTTTAACTTTTCACTGCAATAAGCTCGACTACTCTTCAGTAACCATAACCTCTCCGTGGAACTCGCTCCATGCAGTACCGTCATACTTCCACATCTGACCGTTCTGCGCCTTAGCGTTGATGCCTGGGCAGTCGCAAATCAGATAATATACGGTGCCTGCAACAAGGTCGCCCTCGGCTGGTGCGGTCTCGGCATCCCACATAACGAAGGCTGTTGCGCCCTCGGTTGCTGCGTCGCCTTCACCGTCAATCCAGATGTGGCAGCTACCCTTCAGTGCAAGAGCATCCCAAACGAGTACACCAGTACGTGTTGCCTCCTCACCGTCTACACGGTCGGTGAAGCTGTGCTCGGTTGTACGCTGATAGTGTACAAGACGATCCTCGCCAATCAATGCACCGCTGTTACTCCAGCCAAGACGGTCAAGGGTCGGCTCACGCTTAATCTCGATGTCACCAAACACGGTGTGGATATTGGTAATCTCCCAACCAAGTTTGTTGGTCTTTACCGTGATGTTTACCTCGGGATGCTTAGAGAAGTCGATGCACTGGATTTCCTCAAGCAGGTTCTTGCCTGAAAGGAGAAGGGCGGTCTTAGGAACGTCCTCGCCAGTGAAGAACATCTTGGCAAGAGCGATGAACTTCTCGTATGTCCACTTGCCCTTGTGCTGCAACTCACGCTTGAACTGCCAACGCACGCCCTCGGTGAAGTAGATATACTGCATACCCAACTTCGGAACGTTCACCTTGAACTTGCCCTTGCGACCTGCCCAAAGGGTACGATTGCCACGAACCTTGAAGTTCGCAATAGCTTGCTCGGCAATCAATGCCTTTGTGAATGGGATGCGCTTCTTCTGAGAGTCGAAGTAGTCAGATACAATCTGGTTCATGCCTCGCTTCTGGAGATATACTCGACTGGGCTGAGGAACAATGAGGTCGGGGTCTACTTCTTTCTGTGTCTCATAGAGAGCGTTAGAAAGGATGGTACATACGGTGCCTGCTGGGATTTCGGGTATCTTACAATACTCGTCAGTGGGCTGTGCCTTCGTACCGTTCACGGCACGCACAATGGGGTTGCCACTGGCTGCATCGTGACCCACAACGAACAACTGCAGAGGCTTGCCTACGGTCTTTGTCTTACCGTCTTCTGCATAACCGTCTACGCCTTCCACAAGCAAGGTGCCGTATGGGCGTGGAATGTTCTGGTCTTCTGCGCTAAACGGAAGGATGCCTGTATTGCCAGTAGTGGCGGCAAGTTTTTCGGTTGTGGTTACAGAGCTGCGTGGCTCGTCAATCATAAAGTGGTCTACCTCGGGAGAGTCAATCTTGACTTTCTTTGCTTTGAGCATGAGGTTCATAAGAGGGGTGTCGTCCGAATTGAACTTAAAAAGTTCATCGTCGATGTCTACCTCTACAAAGTTACCGCCATCAATACCGCCTGTTGCTTCGGCTGCACTCGATACGGTTGCAGGTGCGCCACCTGCCTGGGTCTGCAAACCTGCCGTGCCAGTACCTACGGCTACGGTGCCTGTTGCTACGCTTACTTCTTCTGCCATAGTTTTAACAATTTTAATAGATTTGAATTATAATTACTTACTCGCTTTACTACTTGGCTTCCTCTGCAAGACCGAAGATGCCACGGTTTGAACGCTTGGTAGTTGCGCCACTTCCCTTGCCGCTGTTGAGGTTAGGAATGCCGTCACCCTTTTGTCGCTTGCGCAACTTCTCCTCAATCTTGGTGTTCTTGCCTCTCACTTCGCCTTCGTGATTAGCCTCTTCAACAGCCGTGTCGTAGTTCAGTGCCTTCATTGCCATACCAATGGTCTCGGCTGTGAACTTGCCCATGACAGCATCACGAGTAATGCCAATGAGAAACTCCATTGCTCCGTCTACCTGCTCGTCGCTGAGTCCGTTCTGCTGCTGATAGTCGGAAATTACCTTCAAACTCTCTTCAAGATTCTTCTGGTAGATGCCGTCAAGTTCCTTCTCTTTGGCGACACGTTCAACAAACTCTTTGTTGGCGTCGGCAATCTCCTCTTGGCGGTCGGGGTCGTTGATTGCATCGGCAATGTCAGTACCAAACTGGCGGACGAGTTCTACGGCTGGGTCTTTGCCGTCCTTCCAGTTCATGAGGAATTTAGCACTACGAGGGTCGCTGCTGAACATATCACTGAACTTGCCCTCACGCTCCTTGTACCCCGACAACTGCTTGTCGTAATCATCGTAATCATCGTTGATTTGACCGAAGAATACTTCGTCGTCGTCGAAGTCACGGTCGGGGTACTTGCCTTTCATGCGCTCCTTGAATTGGTCACGCTTGCTTTTAACTTGGCTATTTTCAACCTTTTCCATATTTGCTTTGATTTTTCGATGATTATTGATGCAAAAATAACATGGTTTAGGCGTTCATTACTTTTATTTATTTCAGCACAAAACATTAACTTTGTCTATACACTTGAACTGTCAAGTGGCTGCAATAACAATCTGAAACAACTTACTTTACCGCATCGGTGGAAACTTAATAATGAAACATAAAGAAAGCAAATTTGAGTATGAAGAGGAACGTGATAAAGACCTCATGCGTGCATATCGTGAACAAATTGCGATATGCGACACTATCGTGCTTTCTGAAATTTTCACTAAGGTGGTACTCATGCCTGCATCAAGATTTTGGGTTAGCGAGGAAAGGGCGTGCATCGTCATTGGAAAGATGATGCGTGGCGACTCGTTGCATAAGATGAGACCTACGACAAGGGAAATGTACCTTGAAATTTACAGAAGGGTTTGCAGCATAAAAAAAGAGCAGCCTAACAAACCGCTTTCGGAAATAGTTTTCCAAGTGGTTGGTCAGCCTGCTCCACAATTCTATCTTACACCAGACTCGGCTCGGGTTATTGTCACTAAGATTAAGCGTCGGTTCTACGAGAAGAACAAGAAACGATTGCGACACATGTTCAACAGCATATAAAACGGCAGGAGGTGTTTCCCCTTCTGCCGTTTATATTGTTGCTGCACTTATGGCTCGCTTGCGCTTCACTGCCATTCGCTTCACTCTTCGAACAATGGTCGGTACCTCCATTTCGTAGAAACTGATATGCAAACCAATGGCTCGTGTCATTAGCAGGTCGTCATGCTTACCAGTGATGGCACCAAAGGCTCCGTTCTTTTTCTTCTCGTAGCATAGATACTCGTCAAGACAGCGTGAGTCTCGTTCCACATACGACTGCTCACGGATAACCTTAACAAGCGTACTGATGATTTTCGGCTTTGTAGCAACGTTGGTATGGAAGCCATATTTCTTTGGCTCGCCTTCTTGTATCTCTTCGTCGCTCTGCTGACGGGCATAGAGGTTACTATATACGTCCTTTATTTGGTTGAGGATATAGCCAGACATATCACCGTCCACCTGTCGCTCCTTGTCGTGGGTCTCGAGCGTATTACTTTCTATCACAAGCAGGGCGTTGTCATAGAAGGCTGCTATCTGTGCTGCCTTCCACGCCAACATATCCATGTCTATGTGTCCGTACCATTGTGCTACTACTACAGGCTTGCCGCCTTCTATTTGGTTAAGACGGTCAAACACTACGATTACACTCCAGTCGGCTTTCTTACCTCTACCGCCAATATCCACAACAACAAGATAGCGGTCAGTGACTTCTAATTTATCATCAACATCTGGCTTTGACCATACCCACAACAAGCCTTGCTTGTCTTCTTTGAAGCGGAGGTTGCTAAGTGCGTCCTCGCCTTCGTCACCATCGGCATACACATCGCCAACATACTTTGGTGCCTTGCAGCACTTCTTGAACTTCTCAACATGGTATTTGTCGAACACTCTTGCTCCACTATGAACAAAGGCTTCAACATCATCACTGGGGTACTCACTCGCCATGTCGCCATGATCTGTGTACTTGCTGCGCTCCAATATGTACCAGTTGATAGCTTCGAGGGTTGCGCCCTGCTCCCACAACCACCATAGGTATTTGCCGCTTTCCTCACGGTCACTGGCTGCATTGGCATTGTTGCGGTTCTCCCATAGCTTGGTGGCAAAAGCATTGATGTCGTCAATGGGAGCCGAATACTGCTCAATCTCAAACCAGGAGATAAACAGAGCCTCAAACTGTGATTTGTTGTTCTTGGCTGCATCATACTCTCGTTGGAAGAAGTTGCCAGTACCGTTTGCTGTCGACTCGTACACAATCATTGTGTATGGCTTCAACAGAATACCAGAGCAAGCCGAACGCACAATCTGCTCGGGGGTCTTGCCGTCGGTCGTCACCCACAGACCAACCTCGGTACAATGAACAAGGTTGTAGTCACCACCTCGGGCAGAGTTCGGCTTCTCGGCTGTGCCTACCTTTATTTTGCAGTTCCTTTGAGGAATACGGTGTATGTTGCCACTCTGACCTACACCTACTATCTTTGGTTCTGTCTCGTTATATGCTTCGCCTATCTCATAGAGCATACTTACTGGATACTCCTTGATGAGCTTGTCGAACATGTCCTTCACCTCGGTAGAGGCATCTTTAACATGACCGACAATAAGGCTGTTCAAGCCTACCTTATGTACGAGCTGCAACCACGCCATGTATATCTGAGTGGCGGTACTGCCTCCCCACTGACGTGCTTTCAGAAGGATTAGACGGATTGGTTTGCCCTGCAATCTGCGACGCTCAAAGCGCATTATCAACTTGCGCTGCGGTCGGTTCAAACGAAAATGTACGTCCTCACCACCTCCTTTTTGTTTGATGAAAACGTACATTGCAGCCCAAAATGCGAAGTCGTGCTTCGCTCGAAGGCGAACAAATTGCTCTATTACCTTTTCCTTGTCTTCCTCGGAATACTCCACATTCATGTAGTCCTCCAAGAATTTACGGATGCTGCCTGCCTCTAAGAGCTGCTGCACAAGTGGCACCTTTAGCATCGACAAAGGAACGTACTGAACAGGAAGGGGGAAATCTTCTATCTCTATTTTCTTCCTTTCGCCTATGCTGCCTTCGCCAGTGATAGGATTGAACTTGGAACGTATCTCGGCATTGCGCATACGGTTCAACGCTATTAGCTTGGCTACGTTTTCAGACACGACAAGGGCGGCTGCATTGCGAACGGATGCAGCCTCTCCTCTTGTCTTTGTGTCCTTTGCTATCATAGATATGGAAGATTGATAGTTCATTTATTATGCAGCATGACGCAACATGCCCCATGCCTTGTTTACGGCATCCATGTTTGCACCCTGCTGTGCTTGTTTCATAATCTCTGGTGACAATGCCTCTGGGGTCTGACCATTCTCCAATTGTTCCTGCTGACTGTTGAGGCTCTGCAACAACTCGTCAGCAAATGGGAAGTCGCCATGTTCAAGCAACTGCTGCAAGCTGATTTGGTTGCTGCGCCAAATCTCCATAAGGAAGTCGTTTGCCATCATGCGGTAGGCAGGTGTGCTGGTGCTCTCCACGATTGATAAGTCAAACTCGATGTCTCTAATCTTCTTCGGGTCGTACTCTATCTGTGTGCCACTTCTGCCAGATATATTGAACACACGCTTCGAGTCGTAATACTGCTGTATGTTCTTCACATCCTTATAGGCTGCGTCAATAATAAACTGGCTGAACGACTCTAACAGGTCAAGCAACGAGGTGGTGGCGTTCTGTGTCTGCTGAGAGTACAGCGAAGCACTCATGCCACTCATGCCTGGTTTGCCCTGCAAAGCTCCGTTCACTCCGCTTATCTCCTCGAAGAACTTTAGTTGCAAGTTCAGCAATTCGGTGATGCCGATATTCGTTGAGTTGTTGGCTATCTGCTGCGGAAGCACCTTCGTGTTCTTTGCCTTGATAGCAATAACACCATTGAAGCGGCTCCACTCGTCGGCAATGTCGTTGATGTCCATACCTTTAGGCAGACACTCTTCGGGGAACAGCAACACGCCCTTAGCACTCGCACGCATAATCCAGTCGTATAGAGTGATGAGGCGGTTGGTGTAACGCTGTTGGTCTATGACATCGCTCACAAAACTGTGTATCTCTCCGTCGATGTATGGGTATGCCTTGAAGATGTAAGGGTGGCTCTTGTGCTCGTATGGAGTTTCACCTTCCCTAAGTATCTCGCCTGTCGGGGTCAAGTGGTAGTAGTACCAGTAATCGTCCATAAACCACTTGGCTTTGATAAGCGGAATGTCGTCAATGTTCATGCCTTGCTCAAGTCCACGTCTCATACGGTCGTTATTGACAACTTCCACCATATCGTGATAGTCCTCAACGTCAATCTTATATACGTCGCCATTGTTTGGATCGTGACAACTGTAACGTGGCTTGCTCTCTTTACGCCATACCTCGATTACACGGCATCGTGTGTTGTCGCTGCAAACAAAGAAGTCGAGGTTCTTTATTGAGCTGTAACCGAAGTTCTGCATATACGACTGAAACAAATGGCGGTCATGGCACCATGAGTATATGTTTTTAAGTCGCTCAACGTCGGCTGGGCTTTCTGCATATTTCTGTAGAAGCGTCTCGTAACTCATATCATGCACCTCACCAATGAAGTTGCAGTCCCAACCTCGGAAATCACGCATGTTTGAGTCTATGAAGAAGTTGTTGGGCTGAACATAGTCTGTCCAACAGTCCAACTTGTCATTACGCCAACCAAACCATTTACGATGAACGGCAAGACCGCTTATAAGATACTCCTCCATTGTACGAGCATACACGTCCGACATGCGGTTCAACTGCATGTTGCACTGGAGTATTGTACTCATTGTCTCGCCAAGTTTCTGCTCGTCACGGTCACGAGCTGTACAGATTGGCTCCTTTGCTTGCTGACGATATACACCAAGCACGGTATTGACAAGTCTGCGGATGAGGTTATTCTTCAAAGGAACGTTGCCTTGCTGCTTGATATACTCCTCCTCGGTCATCCATTCTCCGTCAACCTTGATGCGGTCTTTCCATTGGTCGCCATAACAGTAACGCTTGTTGCGCTCTCTGTCCTTGCGGAAGAGGTACATGTTATTCCAGTACATCTGCGCCTCCGCAAGTATCTCAAATGCTCTACCGCTATTGTGAGCCTTTGAGTATGCCACCGTATCAAGGGTCGGGATTTGCGCTCGGATACGGCTCATAGGTAAAAGTCTTTCCGTCATAACTATTTGTTTTATGAGTGTGTGAACATTGGTGTGCAAATATACAACACCAATGTCACACACGCTTTTTATTTATTTACGCTTACTTCTTTCTCGCATCGTCAAAGGCTCGGATGCGCATTACCATTTCTTGCTTCAGAGTGTTTATTTCCGCTTCGAGTTCCTTACGCTCTTGGTCGTCTGTGGTCTCTTTAAGTTCGTCGCTGAGTTCCTTCACATCGTAGTAATACTCGTCCACAATCTCGTAACGTCCGTATTCGGGTGAGTTATACATGAAGTCAAGTTTCTCGGCTGCACCAATGATACCTTCTGAGTCTTGGTTCTCGTAGTGGTCTACAAGTCGCTTGGTCTCACGATACTCTCCGCAATACTTCCAGTACTCGGCATTATATCGCTTGGCTGCGGCATTCTCGTCGCCACTCTTGATAACACGGCTTGCCAAGAGGATGTTGCTCCAGTCGAAATCTTGCTTTCCTGCAACCATCTCGCCTGCCTTAACCATCTTGTTGGCGGTGGTGGATATTCCACCGAAGACTCCTTCAAATAAATGTTCCAACTTAGAAGGGTTCCAGTTTGCCCAACCTCGCTTCACATCGTCGCCTCCAGTAACCTCGTTGCACCACTTTGAGAAATCAACTACTAACTGATTGGTACGCTTACTTGCCTTTGTCCATTCGGGATCTTCCTCGTTGTAAGGAGTCTTGCGGTAGATTGGCATTCCCTTCCAGTCTTTGTTGTTGGCGTTTTCAACAAATGGCTTGACGTATGAAGGTGAAACGGTTGACCAACTCATATCACCATCGCTCTCCATAAGGTCGAGAGGTAGCATTGAAGACATTGAGCCTGCTATTTCTTTGGCTATCTCCTTGCCACTCATACGCTCCTTGCCACTGGCTAAGCTGCTAAATAGCTCTCCAAGTCCGTAGATGGCTCGTTGCTCGATGCCAAGAGGAATACTGCAGAAGCTCTTTGTGCCTGGTATCTTGAAGCAGATGTTGCTACGACGAACATACGAGGGTAGGTTCCAGTAATCATCATCGTCACCACCACCAATGCCTGCAAGCATGGCACCAAGAAGGAACAAACCTGCATCCATTGCAAGGGCTTTGGCGGTATGGTGCTTGTGAAGACTCGCAAAGTTGGTCGTACCCTGTACGGCTGCGTTCCAGAATACATAGAAGCTGCGTCCTATTCCGCTTGTGAAGGCTCCAAAATTACCGAACTTTGTCTGACCAGTCTTGCCCAAGAACGTACTGCCTGCGCCCTTCTTGTTGAAGTTCACACTCACTTCTTTTGCATCCCACACGCTACGCTCTACACTGCGTCCCATTTGGCGACTGGTAAGATAGGCGGCAAAACGAGCACAGTTCTCTACGCTGCGGTTGATGTCGTCCAGCTTGTCACCAAGAAATTTCCATGCTGCTTCGGCAGGGATGCTTGCATCCTTCATGCGCACATACTTCTTGATGAGCTTCTTCTGCTTCTCGATGTCCTTAACTACGGTGTAGCCTGTCTCACCACCATTCATCATGAACTGGTGGAAAGCTCGCTCCATTTCGTTGTTCATGTCAAGTGTTCCGCTGTTGTGCTTCTGCAATAGCTTATAGAGCATAGCAGGATTGCACTTCAAGAAGTTCTTGTTGAACTTGATGGCGTAATTCGGTGTTTCTCTTACCCACATGGTGCTGTTGGCATACATCGCATCACGAAGGAAGTTACTCAACACGAACTCGGGGTTGCGAGTCGTATAGAAGGCTGACATCTGACGGTTCACATATTCGCCCATCTTCAAGATTGCGCCAACGGCACCTGTGTTCTCGTTGTCGGGATTGGTAAGTCCGTTGAGGGCTTGCGCCACTCTCGGACTACCATTGATGGTTAAGATATAATCCTCTCCTCCCATTTTCACATGAACTTGGTGTTCGTTGAGGTTCTTGCCAAGTGCAATGTAAGGTATGTTGGCTGCATCCTTGCCTCGCTTGTAATGGTCGGGGGCTGACTCTGCAAGCTGGCGCATCTGCTCCTCGAAGGCTTCGGTCTTTGCAAGTACATCGTCTGCACTATCGTTCTCGTCGATGTTGGCGGTTACGGCTTCCCATTGGTCTTGCACATCATCGTAGCGGAGCCACATCTTGTTTACGCTGACGGCATCGCTCGGATGGTTCATGGCGAACTTCAAGAACTTCTGCTTCATCATATTGCGATTGCCCTGCACAATGGCACAATCTGCCATATTTGCAATGGTCGCTATTGGGTCGTCAGCTATGCTCTTACGTCCTTCTGCCTTTTTCAATGGACTGCTGAAACCACTCTTCTCATGTGTCAGATAGCTATACACCTCGTCACTGGTGGTAGCGTCGAAGCCTCGCAACGGTATGTAGTATTCGTACATGCTGTTGATTTCATCGAAGCCTGCCTTGCTTAGCAAGCCTGCTTTGTAGGTCTTCTCCAATGTAGCTTTGGTGCAAGCGTTTACTCTTTCCCAGAGTAGGTCTACATCGTGATTGCCTTCAAAGGTGCCGACAAACTGCTTGGCTAACGACTCGGCTGTTGCAAGGTCGTCTTCTCCCATGAGTCCAGTGATACCGCCATAGTCACGTTCACGGTTCTCATTATACAGCTCGTCTACTCGGTCTTGCATGCGCTGCTTCACATCATCAAGGGTATCGAGTGCGTCTTGGTCAAGTGGGTCGTTCTGTACGGCTCGCTCGGCTGCTTGCAAGTCCTTGCCTAACTCGTCCATTGCTGTCTGCTCTGCGGCTCGTCGTGCCATGACCTCGTTACGTTCCAATCCGTGCTTTGCCATCATGTACTGGGTAACCTCGTCACGGCTGCTGTTCTCCTTTGCAAGGTTGTGTATCTCGTCAAGCATAGGGTTAAACAGCAACTTGCCGTAGATGTCCTGCTCGGCATGGTTCTTTGAACTTAGGGCGTTCTCTGCCATGTAAGCGTTCTCGAAATCCTTTATCTTCTCACCAGTGGCTTCTGCAATGTGTTCCATCAATCTGCGCAATGACAACATACTGTCCTGCACGGCTTCACGGAACTGATACATACCGCTTTGTATGGTACGCTCGTAGCGGTCTCGCACAATGGCTCGGTCTCGCTCGTCCATTACATCACCGTCACGATACATATAGCTGTCGCCATCAGCTACTGAAGCTGCGGAATTGCCAGTCTCCTCTGCGAAGTTTCCAACCTTCAAGTCCATTTGCTTGCTTATGTCTTCTGCTTCGCCAAGAATACTACGATACCTGCCTGGCTCCTTCAAGTTCTCATAGCTGCGCCACAAAATATAGCGAAGGTCGGCATCAGTAAGGGTTTTGTTAAGAACGAGTCCTGCCTTTCTAAGCATATCGAGGAAGAGGAACTTTATCTTGCCCCACCAACTCTGGTATTCGGCACGGTCAAAGTTCGTGTCTTCTGCCATGCCTGCAAGATACTCCTCGGTTGCAACCTTGAAGTCCCAGTCGTTCTTGGCGGCAAGTCTGTTGATTGCTTCTCGTATCTCCTTGCTGGCGTTGTTATAGACATTCTCCAAGAATGTGTCAAAGTCCTCGCCAAACAACTCACGGAGTCCGTGGTGTGCTACACCCTCATGCAGGATGGTGCGCATAACGTCCTGTCCGCTTGTATGGTTAGGAAGGATGATTACTATCTTGCCTGTCTTCGTGTCATACCAACCTTTGGCACGAGCACGTCTGCCAGTAAGTCCCTCGGTGTCGGTCTTCACCTCCACATTCAAGCCAAGTTTTCTTGCCACATCACTCACGCTTTCCACGGCTCTGCGTGTCTCACGTTCTATGAAGGCGGCTTTTGCTTGCTCTTTTTTGGTAGGCTTACCGTTTCTACGACGTGGTTTCTTGGTCTCGGCAAGTACACTGCGCCACGGACTAACCTCTATACTGTTGCCGTCACTTGTCATGGTGGCGACATAGCTCTCATATTTGGTACGGAAAGCATCTAAAAGTCTGTCCTTGTTGGCAAAGATTGCGTTCAGTCCTTCTACCTTATAACCTCCATTTCTCCAGTCCAATTCGATAGGAAGAACTTGTCCGTCTTCAAAGGCGGTCTGCTCTCGCTGACGTTCGTCCTTCTTCTGCTGTTCATAGAGACTCTTGTAGTAACTTGCGTCCTGCTTGTTCTCTTTGATTGCTTTCAGAAGGTTCTTGTCGGTGAAGTCGAGGTCTCTACGAACATAACCAGGCATTGACATGGCTACCGAACTTTCGTCATGAGCTGGCTCCAGTTCGTTGTAGTCGAAGGTCTCTGCCTTACGCTGCAAGCCTGCCTCGTCAAGTCCCAACTCTTTCAGACGTTCTGCTGTCATTGGCTCACCACTCTTTCTGTCGTACCAGTCACCACCTGCTTCTTGGTTGAGTTTCTTCGCTTCCTCATCGGTAAGGGCACGCTTCACACGGTAGGCTCCAGTGATGATCATGGCAGGAATGTTCGGGTTGGCATTGGTGCGGTAGATGTAATAACCGTCCTTCGGTATGTAAGGTAGTCCTGCTTGGCTGTGCTCATACTTACCATTTCCATTCACTCCATACTCCCACGCTTCCAACTGATAGTCTCGGTCGGCTGCATATTCCACCTCGAAGAACACTACGTTATCGGGAAGACGGTCACGAACTCCCTTTGTGTCGCCTTCTACGGCAAACTGCGATGCGTTAGGATAGGCGGCAAGGTGCTTGCCTGGTCTCCATGCAAGGGGTGCGCCCTTTGCGTCTCGCACGCTCACTCTGCCTCTTGTGTTCTGAATTGGCTCGCCTTGCTTGTCTCGCTTTATCTTGCCAGTGTCGGCATTGAGCCAAGTGTGAGGTGGTGCGCCAACTGCCTCGTCTGCTATCATCTTTGGATGAAGGGTTACGCTGCCATCCTCATGCTGCTTTACGATGAACACGGCATAGGCGGTCTTCGTGTGTTTCGGGGCGGTCTGCTCACGGAGTGAATAGCGGAGGTCTTTATCCTCTGCTGTTGCATCGGGCAACGAGTCACGGAAACGCTTGTCGTCGTCCGTGTCCTCGTCGGCTTCGTCAGCCTCTGTCACTCCAGTAGCTGCTTCTACCTCGCTATCCATTTCGGCATACTTCTGCTCCTTCTCTTCGAGTTCCTTCTTCATAAGCTCGGTGTACTCGTCAAGATGTTCGTATGCCTCGGACAGTTCCTTGTCATACTGGAAGGGCTGTCCTTCACGGCTCTTCACCTGCTCCAGCTCGCCTTTCATACGTTCAGCCAAGTTGGTGTTTCGGGTTAGCTCTTCTCGGAAGCTGTCACCACTAACAACGTTCTCGAAGATGTCCTCGATGGCGTTCTTGAACCAAGCACCGCCTTTCTCGTTTTCCAAACCAAGTTCGGGGCACGAATAGGTGATGCTGCGTGAAATCTTAGTGTCCACTGCACCATAATGGTTCACCAACTCCTTCTTCTGGGTGGTGGTTATAGTGAAGGTGACATCGCCAATCTGAACATCTACCTTGCGTGTGCGCATATCTTCGCCACTCGACTTACGCATTTCTTCGGCTGTCTCGTTTACCTTTTTATTGAGGTCGACAAAAAGGTCTGACATTGCATTGATGTCTGCATAGGTCTTCTTGCCTACCTTGATTGCAGGTGTCGCATTTTCACCGAAGGCGGCTGCAATGGCATCCAACTGCTGTTGGGCGGTAGCTGCTCTTTCTTCAGCACGCTCAATCTCTCGATTGATACGAGGAATAGCATTGTGGACGTAGGTCTGGTCGGCTTCCCATTGCTTCTTCTTGCTCTCATACTTGCGAACCTCACGCTCGGCTTGGTTCTTCAGCATTGCATACTGGCTACCCGAAAGCTGTGCTACGGTGTCACCGAATACGTCTTCATCCTCCTCCATGCTACGGTCTTCCATGCTGTTCTGCAACATTGACTTGCCCTTCATGATTGAGTCGGCAATGGCTCCCTTAGTCTTCAGTCGCTGATATGCGGTAACGTCGAGTGAGTCCTGCACACCGAAACGCAAGATGCGGATTGGAATACCCATTACCTTATGCAGGTTGCCTTGACGTGCAATTCGACCATTGCGCTGAGTGTAGTCCATTGGACGGTTTGGTGCATCCAAGTGTATGAGGGTGTGCAAACGCTCTTGAATATTCACGCCTGTACCAAGTGTGAAGGTACTACCCATAATCACACGGATTTCGCCACGGTTCACCTTGTCGAAGATTTCCTGTTTCTTCTTGATAGACATACCAGAACGGATGATTACCACCTGCTCGGCTGGCACACCTTGCTCAATCAGTTTCTTTCTGATGTCCTCGTAGAGGTTGAAACCACTGTGCTTGTTCTGATAGTTGTCGGCAAACAGAGCAACGGTGCCGTTATATTTGGCGGTCTCTTTGAGAGAGCGTAAGGTCTGACGCACGGCTTCATTGGTCTTGCTGTTCTTATCATCCTCGGCATCTGCCATAACAAGACGAGCATCAACGGCTGCTGCTTTGGCTATGCCGTACATGGTCAAAGGAATATGGCTGTTCTCCTTCTTCTCCTTGCCACTCATCTTGTCGTACTCGTTGAGTTGCTCCTTTACAAACTTCATGATGCTGCGTAGAGCACGAGTCTGAGGAAGATAGATGTCCTGCGCCTGTCCACCTTCAATGTCGGGAACATTGTCCTTTACTGCTTTCGCTTCATCAGTGCGCACGGTATCAGCAACGCTCGACCAGATGCGAACCAACTCGGGAAGGTTCACATAACCTGCAAAGCGGTTTACTTCTTGGAACTTTGCATTTGTTTTGAACTCCAGCATCTGTGTCAGATTACCAAAGTTGCGCACAAAATCGTCGAAGTAGTAGATGTCGTATGCCTTCATTGTGTCGGCTGGCATCAAGTAGCGCATGAACGTCCATATCTCGGCTGCTGTGTTACTGATAGGTGTACCAGTAGCGAAGATAACATTACGTCCATTGTTCTTCTCCAGTACGGCTTGGGTCTTCAGATACACGCCTTGCGACTTCTTTGAAAACGAGGGGTCGATACCTTTCACTCCTCGCTGCATGGCAGTAGCGAAACCAAGATGCTTGTATTCGTGAGCCTCATCAATGAGAAGGGCATCAATGCCCATATCGTCAAAGTCTTCCACGTCGTCGGTCTGACGGTCAAGCATTTCCTTTGCCTTTACGGATGCGTTCTGCTTTGCAACGGCTTCTTTCTTGCCGTCACGTTGCTTACGCTTGCCTGCCAACGCCTCTGCTAAGGCTCCCATTTCGTCCTTGCATTTCTCGATTTCCTTCTCGGCTTGACGGATGATAGGATTTCTGTCATTGTCGGAGTCGGCTTCACGCATCTGCTCCAACACCATCATCTTCTCATCTATCTTGTCTTGGATGAAACGCATCTGACGCTCCTCACTATCGGGGATGCGCTCAAATACCGACTGGGGTACAACAATCATATCCCAATCGTTGTACTTGATTTTGGCGTAGAAATTCTTTCTGCCTTCCTTGTCTCGGTCTTTGTCTTCCAATGTGAGCACCTTTGCATTAGGGTATAGCTCCTTTGCACTTGCCACGAACTGACCAACGGTAGCGTTCTGAACAACAATCATTGGCTTCTTGGCTGTGCCGAGTCTGCGCATCTCCATTGCGGTGCTGATGAGGGTGAACGTCTTGCCAGTGCCCACCTCATGGGCAAGCAACAACGGCTGCATCGTACCACGAATGATAGCCTTCGCCTGGTGAGGACGCATCTTGAACTTATGGTTGGCACCACCGAAATACTCTGGAACAAACTCGTCGCTGATGGTAAGAGGAACGTAGTTGTTGAACTGCTCGTTGTAGGTGCGCTCTATGCGTTCCGACATGTCTGCATCGTTCTGCATCTTCTGACGTGCCCACTCCTTGAAGTCGGCTCTTATCTCGTCTATCTTTGCGGAACATGCCTGTGTTGCCTCCTTGTCAGTAATAGTTTCAGTTGTCTTGCTGGAACCATAGCCAACAGTATGTGTCTCGCTGACAGTGATAGTCTTGTTCTGCAACGCTGCTTCTATAAGGTCTGTGCCAAGTATTAGCTTCTGCACTACCTGTCCACGCACGCCCATAGCCTTGTTCTTCTCGTAGCTGGTGTAGTATGGGGTCTTCATAAACCATGTACCGCCTACATTGGTGAGCTGAACATCTACGTCGGTGCGCTCCTTGATATAGTCTGTATATAACTTTGGGTCTACCCATGAGCTACCCAAAGTGAACTCTATCAAGTGAGAAGGAATATCCATAGGAATTACCTTGCGCAATGCTTCGACGTTGGCAGAATACTTGCCGTCGGTATTGGCTTCTTCTGCTTGTTTCAGCTTCTCACGCACGTTTCCACTTAGGTATTCATACGACACCTCCATCTGCATGGTGGCAGGGTTCTCATAGCCTAAGCCTTTCTCTATGATTTCTTTCTTCACGTCTTCCTCACTCTTGCCTAACTTGTCGGCAATATAAGGAACATCAATGCGTCCATATTGGTAGATGCTGGCAATAATGCCGTCCTTCACGTTCTTTGGGTCGGGAGCCTTCTCCTTCTCAACGACACGCTGGCTGAAGATGTCGGTCTTGTCATACTTCTCAACCTTCTTGCCGTTCTTGTCGCCAACCTCGCTGTATTTCTCCAATGCAAGGATTGTCGGGAAGTCTACGTCATTCTTCAAAAACGATATACTTGTGTTCTTATGCAAGTGTCCGTAGGTCTTAACGAAGTTGTCAAAGGCATCGTTCAACTTATCAAGCAACGGCTGCAGACCATTGTCACTCTCGTTCTCGGTCTGATAGGAGAGTACATCTGCAAGTGCGCCCTTGATTGCCTGGTACCTGCGGAAACATTCTGCCTTCGTAGTACCCTTTACCTTGTTGGCATTGACTGAAAGAGGCACGGCTTTGCCATATTGGGCAATACAGAGCTTATCGTCCTTGTCAAGAACGAGTGAACCTTCCTTCACATCATCCCCAAGGTCTTCATACACTGACTCGGATGATGCAGGAGTTGTCTCGCTAACTGCATCTTCCTTCATACCCTCAAAGGTCTTCATCCATGCTGCAAGCATTTCATTTTGGTTCTTGCCCTTCACTGGGTAGAGTGCCTTGCTCGTCGGACGGTAGAAGTCTTTGTTCTCGAAACCGAAGCGCATTTCACCTGCCATACATTCGGGATGCTCAATGAAATACTTGTTGTAGTCCATTGATACGGTGCGTTCCTTATCGGTCTTAGGGTCTTCAAAGGTGGCGGCACGCTCTGCGCTCACGGTGCTTACATCAATGGCATTAGCAGACTTCTTGCCGTTCACCCGCTTACGAATGACGATGATGTCAGAGGTGGCACCAGTACCGCCAAACGTCTGGTTGTTCAGACGGAAGGCACCTATAACATCGGCATTGCCTTCGTTCACAAGCCAGTTGCGAAGTTTCTGACTGCTGTCGAGTGTACCATTAGAGGTGATGAAGATACCAATACCTCCTTCACGGAGCTTGCGCACGTTCTTGGCAATGCAGAAGTCGTGAATGTCACGGAACATCTTTGAAAGGTCGTTGTCGCCTGTCTCGTCATTTACATGAAGTCCTGTAACAAACGGCACATTGGTGATTGCTAAATCAACGCTGCCATTAGGGACTCTTGTCGCCTCGAAGCCTTGCACATCAACCTTTGCATCGGGATAGAGCAATGACAGTATGTTGCCTGTTGTCTCGTCTATCTCCACTGCTTGAATATTGCTGCGCTCGCTCATGTCGGTAGGCATGGCACCAATGATGTTACCGATACCTGCAGAACCTTCAAGCACCTTGCCGCCCTTGAAACCTAAATCTCGGGCTATATCCCACATCGTATCAATGACACTTGCAGGAGTGTAGTAGGCACTATTGCGACTCATCTCGGCTTGTGCGTAGGCTTCTTCCCCAAGCAGCTCTTTCAAACGCTTGGCGGTAGGATTGCTCCAATCGTCTTTCTCGACGAATGCCTTGCCAAGACCACCCCAACCGCTGAACTGGCGCAACACTTTCATCTGGGCAGGTGTGGCTTGCTTGCCTTCCTGCATCAGTTTCTGCATTAACTCAATGGCTTTGATGTTCGCATCTATACGAGCATCTGCACCCTTTGGAGCATAGTCCTTGCCACGTTCCGCATGGTTGTTGTTCACGTTCTTCTTCTCAGCAGGCGTTACACCTTGCTTGCTCTCAGATAGTCGAGATAATCCCTTGCTTCCTGTTCCGTCAGACTCAGTATTACGTGAATCACGTCCACCCATTCCTCGTCCGTCAGTTCTTTCAGCTTCATTCCCTGCGCTTCCTCCCATCTGCGCATCCTGCTGGCGTTGTTGTCCGTCTCCCCCTTCTTTAGAGGAGCGAGCTTGTACGTTAGTTTCTTCATTGCTTTCTGTGTTTTGGTTTTCGTTCGTATCTGCAATTTCACCGAAAAGTGATGGCTCCTGCGTCTTCTTTGCTTTCGCCTTCTTCTCTGCCTTCTTTGCAGGCTTATTCTTCTTAGTGGCTACCTCATCTTCTACCATAAGGTCTTCAAGTTTGCACTCCTTACCATTTGTCAGATAGATGCTGTCAATATGAGGCTTGCTGAATTGAGCTGCACCAATCTGCTCCCCACTGTGCATAACCATTGCTATATGTGTTGGTTTGCCATCGTAGTAAACGATACCTCGCTTTTCGATGTCTTCCTCGGTGGCAGGACGGAAAGACTTCTCATCAATAGTGCGATTTGCGTTACGCTCGTCGGCTATCTTCTTTATGGTCTCGTCCTTCTGCTGTTCTGCCTCCTGCTCCTTGACTACCATTTCTGCTGTTGCCATTGCATCAACGGAAGGCTTGTCGAAGTTGGCAATGTCTATTGTGCGAACCTCGTCGTATGGGGTAAGGTCTTCACTCCAGCCATTGGCTTCAACCTCTGGTAGGTCTCGGGCACCATTGTAGAATGCTTTGAGGTATGGGCGAATTGCTTCACCCAAATCCTCAATCATAGCTTTGGCATACTCGGTAAACTTGCGTGCGCCCTTCTCGATATGGTAAACAGCCATTTCAGTACCGATTGCAAGCATTTCGGGGTCTACGCCAACATTGAGCTGTCCCAACTTCTTGCGCATACGAGCCTTCAACTCTGCATAGCGTTCATCGGTCACCAGCTTGTTGCCACTATCCTTTGGCTCGCTTTTAGGAGCTTCATCGGTCTTTGAAGGCTGGGCTTTCTTTTCTGCTTCTGCTTTCTCTTTAAGCTCACCAGCAGCCTCCTGCATGTCTATCAACGATACTGGCTGCGCATCTGCAACGGCATCAGCATCGTCAAGCACGCTGTCTGCCAGTTTCTGTGCGCTCTCCATATCTCGCATCAAGAAGCCACCGTCTTCCTTGCTCCACCAACCTTTAGCATCCTTTGCAAGTTTCTTGGCTGCGTTCATCTGCTCCTTACTTAGCTCACTCTCAAACGTCACAAGGTGCATTGACAGCTTCTTGCCACGCTTGGTTGTGTACTCTTTAGGTGTGATTTTGAACGATTTAACGCCATTCTCTTGGTCGGATGAATCCTTTTCTGTATCTTTGCCATCAGAAGAAAGGCTGCCACCAACGATAGGTTGCTCTGCGGATGTATTGGCAGGTGCATCGAGTGCAGTCGCTTTATAAAGCAACCTATCACTCTTCAACTTATTTTTCAACTGGTTCTCACGAATTATATGAGAACTGATAGAAACCTCCATTCCTTCCTGCGATACCGTCACGCTCTCAAAGTGAACAAACTTTGAACCGTCTTCCTTTTGGAATGTCTTGACAAAGAGATATGAAGAAGGACGTTCATGGAACATATTCTGCTCCTTATCCTTTTCTTCGAGTACAACATCTGGGTTAGAGAGTGTTTCAAGGAGCATACCATACTGCTGCTCTCTGCCTTTGGCAAATAGTTTAGTCTTTTGGTTTTCTCCCATCTTTACAGCACCAATAGGAGTATCAACCGACTCCTTCCAGTTCGCATCGTTAATTTCAACAGTAGGAGCAACCGTAGCATTAGCCTTCATCGCATCTGTAATAGCCACGACCTCCTCATCTGTCAAAGCATTATCAAAGCTATGATACTTTATTACAGACACAGACTTCAAATGACCCTGTGCATCTTTGTGAGCAACAAGCTCATAACAAGCCTTAGCCTGTGTATCATTCACGGCAATAGAGTTACCATTCTTTGCAGTGAACCAATCACTTTCCGATTTGAACAACTTGTCGGCTGGTATCTCAACATCTGTTCGCTTGGCATTGTATGTGTCATAGCTTTCGGTGTGTGAAGGATATTTTTCAAGTACTCTTTCAGCAAAATTGATAACATTAGAACGAGTTACGCCATTAGGTATAACCTCACCTCCACTATCACGGACGAAATCGTCAAAGGAGTTGCCGACCGTCTCTTTCTTCACCGACGAGTACTCGCCAAAAGGCTTTGTCTTGCGCTTGCTTGATGCTATCCACTTTTCAAAGTCTTCGAGGTTCACTGCAGACACGTCAATTCTACGACCATTCTCCCAACCTTTCTCATAGTTGGCAAGATAGTCGCTCTTTGCATCATCTGCATCATTGAAGCCAAGCATCACCTTGTGCTCGTCAAAGCTGCCGTCTGGGTTGTACTGGTCAACGACGAACACCTTGCGTCCGTCCCAACCGTCAATGTCGTTAGAGATAAACACATCGATGTGATCACCATCCACGCCCTCTGTACCACGGAAGTAGCCATAGGTGTTGTTCATCTTGCTTTCCCATTCCTTACCGTTGGCATCCTTGCCTCTACGCACGCTACCTTTCGGGTTCTCAATGGTAATGTCGAATGTACCCACCTGCACATGACCCTTCTTATAGTTGCCAGCCTCCTTCTGTCCGTCAGTCGGATTCTGGTCGGTCTCTGCTTCTGCTGCGGATATAGCATCAGAGAGAGGTGTTCCAGCAGACGGAGTTTCTGTTTCGTCGGCATCACCTTCTTCATCCTCGATGTTATGGGTGTTCAGCAACTCATTGTAGTAGTCCTCCACTGGGGCAAAAGCGGCATTAGCAGCATTTTCGGCTGTCTCAATGTTCTCCTTCGCCTTTTGTGCAATGGCTTTGTTCTTGTCATTGAGAAGTGAATCGTTAGCGTCATGGGCTGCGCCCAAGCCGTCGTTCACTACCTCCCACGCATCGTAGAGGTCGATAAGTTTCTGCACCTCCTCGTCGGTCACAACATCAAGAAGACGCATATCGCCTGCTGTATCTTCGAGGAACTGGCGCATGAACGCCATCTTCTCGTCGTGAGACATTACTGGCTTACTTCCTTCTTCCTCAGTTGGAGCCTGCTCTGCAGGAGTTTCCTCTACTCGGTCGTTGTCTTCATTGCTTCCTTCGCTGCCATTGTCGATAACACCAGCTTCTGCCACGCTCTCTGCTTTACGCTTTTCGACGGCTTCTTGAGCTGCTTTCTTTTGTTCTTCTTCTGTTCCATAGTTTAACAATTCGTTTATGTCGTTGAGTATACTTTCTTTGCTTGCCACTGTACCACTGAAGATGTCCAACTGTCCGTTGGCTGCATCCTTTGCATTGGTGTTGTACAGTTGCAGGTATTTCTTTAAGAGGGTGCTACGGTTGTCGTTCAAGATGTCAGCAATCATCAGCATGGTGGCGTTCTTATAGTCTGCCACGGTAGAAGGCACACCATAGAAGTCAAACTGCTGCTGACGTGCATACGAACTGACACGCTCACCTGCCTTGTAACCACTCTTACGAGCATTGTAAACAAGGTCGATAGCCTCTGCAAGTTCCGACTCCAACGAGTAGTCCATGCCAAGACTGATGTTATTGCTAATCTCTGCAAGTGCCTGGATGATGGTCTGACGCATCTGCTTGAACTCGGTAGCCTCACGCACAGCATCGGGATTGCTCTCGAAAGCCTTGCCTATCAACATGTTTTCCAATGTCTCCTTGCCAATGGCACTAAGACCGTCACCGTCCACCATTTCTGCCATTTGCGGACGACTGATAGCACCACACTTGAACAGCTCGCCAATAGCTTCACGGCTTGCTGTGAAATCGGCATAGAAATCGCCAAGAGTATCAAAGCGGTTGATAAGGCTAATGATGCGGTTGAAGGTCTCGTCGTCAACTACCTTGCCTAACTTTACCGAATGTTCGGTCTTGCTCTGACCCTTCATTTCCTGCTGATTGAACTTTGCGAAAGTGTCTGCCGTGTATGGCATAGCGGCATCGGGAACAAACACCACACGAGGATGCTGCATACCCTTCACCTGCTCTGACGTGAAGCCATACTGCGTAGGATATTTCGCCAGATGCTCGTTGTATTCTGCATCCGTTCCTTGTGCGGCTGCAAGTTCTCCTGCCATTGTTCGACCATTACCAGAGAGGACAACACCATCTTGCGACACGACAACAGGAGTCTGCATGGCACGGCTATCATATTTGTTAGCTATGTCACGAGTGATCTGCTGTGCATCCTTGTCACGCTCATAGTCTCGGTCGTTCACGCTGCCACCATTCTCATCAACTGGGAAACCTTCGCTCTTGGCAAAGCCATTTGCGCTGTTATGGCTCGGAGTGGCGGCACCACTTTCAACAAGGTAGTAACGACCTGCAACCTTCTCGCCATTGGCAAGAACAATCTCGTTCTGCGCTCCTTCAACCTTTGGAGCGGCATTCCACTTGTCACGAATAGCAGGACTAACAGTATTGGTGCCAAGTGCGGCTTGCTCGGCTTCCTTCTTAGCCATTTCCTCACGATAGGCGGCTTCGGCTGCTTGGGCTTCCTCTGCCTGCTTCTTGTCAGCCTCCTGCTGTGCCTTTGCACGCTCGGCAAGAACTGCATTGCGTTCTGCCTTCACCTGCTGCCAGTAATCAAGATTGGCATTGGCTTCGTCGAGCTTCCGCTGCCATTCCGCTTTGTCCTTGTTGAACTTGGCTATACTGGTGCCCATCTTGGGCTTCTTGTTTTTTATCTTGGTTACGGCTGTTTGCGCTGCTTGCACATTATTAGTCATGAAATCCTTTGCGTCCTCCTCGTCGAGTCCACTTTCATTGAAGATGTACTCATGTGCTCTCTGAGGAGTAACACTTGCAAAGTCGGGTTCTGCATCCTCACCTTCACCAATCATCGGCATAGGCTCGGTATGTTGCTCTTCTTCGGTGTGCTGCTCTTCTGATGTTGCACTTGCAGGTTCCAATGTTGCACCTCCTTCCTCAGAAGATGTGTTACCAACAGAAGCTGCATCCTCATCCAAAGGCGTAGAAGGGCTTAGAGAGGCTTCGGAAGGCTTAACATCTCCTTCAGAAGGAACATTCTCCACAACTTCACCGTTCTGCTCCAACAACATGTTGTCAAGCTCGTCACGACGGAGCAACTGAACCTGCTTGCCGTTGATAGGCTGCTCAGTATAAACCTCTATCTCGCCATCCTCGTTCTCCTCTGCGGTAATGGAACCACGAACTGGATTACCTTCTTCATCACGAAGGGTAATCTCGTCATTGAGGTTATAAGTACGACGTTGAGGCTCTGCGGCTTCTGCCTGCTGCTCTTGGCGTTGGGCGGCACGCTGCTGCTCATAATCATTGATTCGGGCACGGTTGTGAATATCTCTCATGCTCTGAAGCTCGTCCTTGCGTGCGGTCGAAATATTATTAGGGTCGCCATTCCACGCCACCTGCACAGTACCATCGCCATTATCGGCTACTATCTGGGCAGACCATTGCTGACCGAAACCGTCGGCAAGGTCGTATGTATCACCGACATTGAAGGCAAGAACACCGTCGATGTTGTCTGACTGCTCCTGCGCATACTGCTCTCTCAATGCCTGCTGCGCTGCCTCCTTCTCCGTGGCTGGGTCTATTGACTCGTCAGTTGAGAGAAAGTCACTTGGACTCATGAACTCCAGTTTGCCAGTTTCGGCATCACGCACGAGGATGCTCTCGCTACTATTGCTGACATCAACCATGCTGCCGTCGTCCTGCATGTTGATGGTGCCATCAACGATATACACCTTGCGGTCGTCCAGCTTCAATGTTGCAGGGTGTATCATGCCGTCATTGCGATTCGTGCGGCTGTTTACAGTAGCGTTGCTTTCCTCGATGCGGCTGTCTATGTCGTCTCTTACACGGTCAATCATGCCGTCATAGGTCGCTTTGGCGTTCACATAGTCCAATGCAAGCTGCTTCTCGTCCTCAGAGAAGTCGTCACGTCCCATGACTTGCGACAAGGTGCCTACTGGGTCGTTGTCGAAGTCTGCAAGAAACTCGTCTGTTACCATAGCAGACATTTGCTGACGCTTGTAGTCGTACATATTCTTGGCATCATTCATGGCTTCGGGTTCTGTGGTGTCATAGCCGTTGTCGTAACTTTCATCACTGGACTGTGCCACAGGGTCTTGCTCTCCATCCTTCACCTTACTCTCCTGCGCACGCACAATACCCTCGTACTTTTGTGCTGCCTTGACAAAGTTCAGCACACCCATACGGAATTTTATGGGCAGATCTGTATTGTCCATGACCTCACGGAGAGCTGCTTTCTTTTCCTCGTCGGTTCCGACAAGGAACGTGTTACGCCATCCTCCCCACTTCTCCATTATAGGGACATTGTCGCCAATAGCATTATCAATGACCTTTCCTGCATCCGACATTTCATTGAGTGCCTGTCGTTTCGGACCACGATACGAGAGTGTCTTTGCACCAGCGAAGAAACCGCCCATAAGACTGACACCAAGGAAAGTATCAATATTTTGGTCTGCATTAAACACGCCAGTACCTTTTGCCGTATCAAGCGTGTTATCGCCAACAAGTAAGGCATTTTCGATATTGCCGACAACTTCCTCCGCATACTCACCGAATGTGCCGTTCCATTTCGTCTGCTTCTCGAAGTCACCTAACATCTTGGCGGCATTAGTTGCGCCAATGTCGTCAATCAGTTTGTTCACCTTGCCCAAACCAATCTTATCCATACCCTTGCGTGTCAGCGACGCTGCCTTGCCGAGGAATGGTGCAAAATATTCACCCACCATTTCCGAATGGTTCTCGATGGTTTGTGCACCAAATGCCTTCATATAGGCTTTCAGCACACTGTCCTCAGCACCCTCACGACCACCATACACAATCTTACCGCTGTCGTCCACCTTGAACTGCACATCGCCAGTCAGACGATTAAGCATATCTGCTGTAACGTGTACCTGCCCAGTCGTGCCTGCCATAGCCATTGAACCGACCGCATCACCCATAAGGCGAGTACCAATCTTGGCTGCAAGATATTTCTTCGTGGCTTTCTTCACAGCATCCTTACCGTAACGCTTTACAGCCTCACGCATGAGCTTGTTAGTTGCAGTTGTACCGAGTTTTGATGCAGGATTAAGCATCATCTCTATCATAAACGGCAGACTTTCTCCAGTAACCTGTCCTGCCTTGTAACCACGACCAAGATACTGTTCGTTCTCCGACTGAATAGCGTTGGTATAAGCCGTAATATCAAGTAAATCACGGTCTTCCCTGCTAATATTGTCTATGCCTTTTCTGTCTGCATCAACAGCAGCCGTATAGAGTGCGCCATTAGTCGCCATGTCAGTCATGCCCATGTCCCATGTGCTCACCTTGCCTACGGCATGAGCTAAACCACGCCATGCACCTGCACCGAAAGCGAGTAACTGCTTACCTTTCTTCGATGCCCAGTTGGAGGAGTCGTCAATCCATTGGTCGCTTGCCTTGCCTTTCTTGGCTTCCGCAAGAGTGGCGAGTCCGTCATTTACCTTGTTGAGTTGGGCAAGCAGAGACTTGTATTTTGTGTCGGCAAAGCGTCCATTGACAGTAGAGGAGTTGTAGGTATGGATAGCACCGCCACTTCCTCGTGGCATGTCTCGCCAAGAGAAATCAACGGCTTCTGCGTCAAGTTCCCTGCCTCGTTGGTTCATCTCCTGCTCAATGCGCTGCTTCTCCCGAAGAAGATAAGCCTCTTGCTGTTCGGATTGGAAACGTGCCTCGTCAATGGCGTTCTGCTCCAAGTCTGCACCGCCACGTTCCTCATATTCATTACCACTCTCTGTAAGGTAGCTGCGCTCAACCTTGCCACTCTCAGCGTTATATTGTGGTTTCGTCTCTACAACCTTGCTGTTTTGTCCAAGATGCACACCACCTCCCTTTACGCCTAATGTCACGCCTGGTACACGAAGACCAGTATTAGCCTTCGCATAATTCATACGGTTCTTGGTACGCTGTAGCCCTGCTTTCGATTGCGCAACCATGCCAGAAATACCATTAAGCATATTCTGTCTCTCAGCTTCCGTCATACGGGTGCCAACTGTCTTACGAGGTTTCTGTACTGCCTTCTGAGGTTTCTGCGCTGGCGTCTGAGAGTGTGATGCAGTAGTAGACTCGTCAAAACCAAGCTGTCTGCTGAAACTATCGTAGGTGCCGTAATCGTATTCCTTGCTCGTAGCGTCATACAAACGCTTTCGCTTACCAGAGTCCTGTATATCCTTGCAGAACTGGTCGTATG